CGCATCGTTATGGATCAGATCCGACAACTCAGCGTTAATTTTGTCAGGATCGGTTTCATCCAACGGTTTGGAATGGATTCGGACTGCTTTGTCCAAAGTGTCGTTTTCCGCAAGAGACTCTGGTCTTGTTACGACGGTGTTGTGATATGGGTTGTCCCTGATATAGGCATCTGAATAGAACGTATGCTTGCCATTCTCGCGTGGAACATCGGTTACCGGCGCAACTCGGATTCGCGGTATCAGATTGGCCAATGGCAGTGTTCGACGCAACTCCCCAAGGTATGTACCGCCCATGACATGTTTGTATGCCGGGTGAGAGGCAGGGTCATAAAAAGTCTCCTGTGGATGGAAATGCACGAGACCCACGACATGCCCTTTTGGCACATGAGGATAATCAATGACTGATTCGTTCACTCTCTTGAACAGGTTGTTTAGGGCAAACAATCCTTCGTGGGCGACCTTCGCACCTCTTTGCGGCTTGCTTGGATCTGCTGGGTTTTTCCCAAGGAATTCGTTCATAATTTCGTATCGGTTCTGTATGGACATGCCCTCTCCAGCCATGTGGGACAAAAAACTCTCAAGACTAGGGTATGGATTGCCGGAATTGCCGAAAAATTTTTGCACATGAATTGATTTGTACGCATCTGGGAAAACACGGAATCCTTCTTGGATGCGTTTGTAGTGTTGTGGATCGGCATGCCTTAGCCATTCAACTTCGTGTTGTATGGCCTTTAAAAGCGTAACGTTTCCATAATGAGCCTTCGGACTGCCCAACCACACTGCGCCAATGACGCCGCCATGATCATCGGCTGTCGGCAGTACGGCTTTCTCAAACTTGAGAGCATTGATTCCCTTGGTTTCGTATCCCACGTTGGTATTATGACCGACAGCCCATCCATGCGAGCCGTAACGCTCAGGATGCGATCCGAATCCAACTCCACCATGCAGTTCCATGAGTGAACCAGAAAATGGCAATTGCACCGACCCTGCGGCAAGTCGGTCGGAATAGACTGGAACAACCCGCTTGAAGTCTCCATTATCTGAGACCAAATCATGCATGGATGCAATGAACCGATGAGACCCTTTTTTGCCTCTCGCTGGTTTGCCGTCGGGGCCAAGTATGCTAGTGTGAGCAATCTGAATGCCCTGCCGCATATGCAATGGTGCATTTTGGGGGTTGGCAATATGCTCAACAGGCTCATCCACTGGATGAACGGCACGGACTTGCTTCGCAATGTCCTCGGGGGTGAAGTCAGCCATTTTTCTTTCCAGTCATTATAGGCGTGTCGCTAAGGTAGCACTCGCAGTAGAACCCCTTGCACTCCAAGTTTCCGCTTTGTGGCAGTTTGCCTGTCTTTACAGCCTGCTCGTAGAACTCGCTCATGGGCCATCCGTCGGCACGTGCGGCGAACCGTGCGCAATCAGTGCAGTGCTCTATTGTATTGCCGAAATACCAATAAATACGCCGTTCCTTTGATGGATCACCAAGACAATATCCAAGCCAGTAGGCTTCCCGAAGCGCATGAGCATAGAATGCCATGCGTTTTTCGTAAGGTATTTTTCCCACCTTGTCGTCAATGTCCTGAAAGAATTTGCGTAGGTATTTGTATTCGTCGGTACGCACCTTGCGTAGCACTGATCGTTCTTCCGCCGATATGGACAGCAGGTTGCCAGCAGATCGCTTGCCCAAAAGAAAAGCACGAGAGTAGTAGGATCGGATGGCTCGTACCGCACGATCTTCGACTGTCTTGCGGCTTAGTGGGGCAGGTATCTCAACGTCAATTCCCTTGAGGTTTGACAGCAACTGACCAACCGTACGCAGGAACTGCATGTCCTTGGCGAACTCTTCCTGCAAGGCCCCAAACGCCTGTTGCGCAACCCGCTTCTCTTGTTCGACCAACGCCCTTGGGATGAACTGGCCCCCCTTGTATCGGGAGATGCCGCCCTTGGGGGCGCGAGGCTGCGGAGACCGGGAAACTAGCATAGAAAAATTTTATCGGAATTTACAGCCCGTGGTGTTGACAACGCAGGACGTACGGTGTAGACTCAATTCACCTACAGAAAGGGACTCTACAATGAACACACTCTCCTACAATCTTCGCCCCGACACCGCCAAGTTCGCCATCCGCACACTCCGCGCCGCTGTGAGTTCAATCCCCGGTGCCTCCGTTGTGGACGGCCCGTTGTCGCCGTTGAAGGTGCAAGTCTACGCTACCGTGGAGTTGGCGCACGGTCGTGCCCTGACCCCGGCCTATAGCCGCATCGTTGAAGTTGTGCCGGTGACCGTGACCCTCCCGGAGGGGTGGCTGGAAACCGGCGAGGGATGGCAAGTCGTGGCTCGGCGGGACGCCGGTGCCCACGGTTGGGACGCAACGCAGTGGTACGGGGATCACAAAACGGACGCCGAAGCCCGGGAGTTGGCCCGGTTGCTCTGCCCCATTCCCCCGACGGCGTGTACTGAGTGTGGCAAGGCGGTCCGCCGGTTGGTGACCACCGTGATCAGCCACCCTGAGCATGGGTATCGGCAGGTCGGAGGCACCTGCGAGGCCCAGTATATCCCGGCCACCCTGCTGAAACTTCTCTCCGCCCTCTCCAAGGCGGAGGCGGAGGTCATCCCGCTTCAGACGGACGAACTGGAACTGGAGGGGTTGGGATGCCGGTGGGCCGATCCGGAATGGGTGGACCTCCGGGAATACCTCGCCCACTGCTACGCTTGGCTGACTGCCCAAGACGCAGTCTTCTGTCCGGCTTGGATTGACAACTTGAACGGGCGAGAACCCAACCCGTCTGCCACTTGGCGGGGGGCATGGGACGCTACGGCGATCCTGCGGGATGACGAACTAGAACCCGCCCCTGATTGGGTGTTTGATGCCTTGGAGGCTGACCGGGACACCGCTCGGTACACTGAGTCCCGATTCCTGCACCGCCGGGACGCTCCTCGGGTTTGTGCCAAGGTACACAATGCCATTCAGAAATCCCGCCAATCGGACGCCCCGAAGGTGGAGGTTCCAGAGGGACGCCAGAGGGTGACGGGAAAGATCCTGTCCACTAAACTTGTGGAATCGGATTGGGGCACGCAGACGAAGGCACTTGTGGACTGCGGGGGTTACCGGCTCTACGGTTCCGTCCCTGCCTCTGCAAAGTGGAAGACCGGTGACAGCGTAGCGTTCACGGCCACCGTTCAGCCCCGAGAATTGGGATTCGGCTTCTTCAGCCGACCTGCCAAGCCGGAGGTTGTGGTTGCCGCCTGAAGCGACCGTCTGCCGTCGTTGCAAGGCTTCCTGCTCAAAACTGGGCGGGAAGCCTTTCTGCCGTCAGTGCGACAGGCACATACAGTCCTCCGGTGTCCCATTTGGACATCGTCGCTGGTACTCGCCGGGTCTCTGCGATTGCGGAGCCATGCTCTACCCGTTCTTCCTTGGGGAGCAGTCCAAATGCCGGGAATGCAGGAAGTACAAGGTCGTCCCACGTATGGCACGCATTCCACCGTCAGCAAGCGATCTGATCGGCTTGCTGACGACGACACCCAACATCATCCTGCTGGGCACCATGGGGCAACCGGAGGAACCAGAGCCGTACAGCCATTCCGTGGCCATCCTGCGAGATCTTTACCGGCTATGCCTCCCGGACATACGGTTCCTGCGCACCGACATGCCACCATCGTTCTATGCGCCATGGCACGAAGCATTCCGTCAGGCTGATGGCATTATGACCCCCACAGAGGCCATAGACAGGCTCATCCCCTACACGCGATCTTGATAGGGGATATCCGGCGTACCGATGATCAGGCGGCGGCCACGTCGTCCAAGTCCCTTGCGCATTACCATTGGGTTCTCTTCGTCCAGCATAGGCTGAGGCGTGGACTCCATTGGCGTCTGCGGGGGTTGAGGCGGCTGCGGCATTGGAGGCATATCAGGTTGCGGAGGTTGTTGCATATCAGGCATGCCTTGCGGCATAGCCCCTTGGGGAATATTGGCAGGTTGCGGCGGCCCCTGATTTGCCATCTTGGATTGCGCCTGCATCTGCGCCTGTTGCTCGGCCTCGGCACGTTCCTGCGCTTCCTGTTCCATAGCCTGTTGCTCTTTCGAGTCCAGATATTGCAATGCTTGCATCAAGGGCATGGGCATGTCCACTGCTGGGCTGTCCTTGATGACATCCGGCAATTCCATGTCACGAGCCTTGTAGAGTTGTCGCAGGTTGATCGTGCCGTTGTTCAGCATCATGGAAATCAACTGCTCTTCCTGAATCGCCTCAAAGTCTTCAAGGCCTACCCACTCAAACACATAGTCCTTGCCCATGGGGGTTTTCCACAGGATTTCGTGATTGAGGAATCGGGCGACGTCAACCATCAAGTGGCCAAACTGAGTCTGGCTGTACTCGAAATACTTGTCAGGGCTTGCCTCGCTCAAGGAAGCCGAAAACGGGCTTGCGCTGGCAAGACCGGTCTCTTCTGGGCTGATATGGTATGCGGCGTGCAGTTCCGTGATCATGGCGTAGTGCAACTGCGCATACTCCATGTCTCGCACATTCTGATCCATGGGCACCCACTCCGTGCGGGTTCCACCCATGCCGTTGTTTGCTGGCGGCACGGAGTTCAGCACTGGAATAGCCCAACGTCCCAACGTCCCAGTCATAATCTGTTGCCAGTCAAGACGGAACCGGTTCAGGGACTGCTCCGAGACATTGCCTACGAGATTGATAAAGCCACGAGGCAAATAGTCGCGCTTGAAACGCCCTGTGTTGTAACGCCTGATCTGGAGAATGTCGTTGATGGTCGTGATGGCCATCTCAGTTTCCGACACGCCGTAACCCATGCGGGCCATGTCGCCCGTAGGGTTTCGGACAAGGACAGCGCATTCCGAATCCGTATAGTACGCGGCTGGCATGCCACCTGCCTCGCCTAGACGCACATAACGGATAGGGCCGTCCGCCTTGCTTTCACGCTCGTTGGGTGCTTCCTTCAGAACCATCTTGCCATCCCGGATAGCGGTTGCATCGGGCAACCAACGCCGGAACAACACAGGGTCGTGAACTGCAAAACACGCAATCGGGTATTTCTCTGGATTTGACCGGTCGGCCCACTTCAGGATAGGCACGAAATCGCAGGTCAGGGTTTCCCGAATCAGGCACTTCATAAAATATGGCAAGCCCGGTTGCCAACCATGAATGCGCTCGGATTCTGGAGGTGCGCACCAACCGGCACCCTCAAAAAACTCCGTGAGTGCGGCAATCTCCTTACGCTCCTTGGCGTTCGGCTTTTTCTCGCGGTCACGAAGGCGAATCTTGAACGCAGGTTTCTCCAGCAAGCCATACCGGCTGCCTTCGTACGCCGAGCACCAGCGACTTGCCTGATTGACACGCGTTGCGATGATGATCTGTGGCAATGCAACTGCATTTACGAACTGCCGCAAAGCCCCAAGCGTGACAGCGGTCTTGTCGGCTGTGTTGCTTGCAGGACCGCCGTAGATGCCCCACACAGACAGAGCGGGGCTGGTAAATGCCGCCTGCTCCTCTGCTGTGACACTAGGCGACAGTTCTGTATTGGCAGATACGCCTTTGGCAACGTCGTCCCGCCGCGATAGCAGATAACGCCCAATTTGCAACAGGATCGAATTGTCAGCCATGAGCGTATCCTACCAACTAACTGTTACCAGCGGTAAGCGAAAAACTAGTGATGGCCACAATTTGACCTGCTTGGATATTTATGTTGTCCAATGTCAGACTGCCAGCACCACCGCTGGCTGTAATGTCGCCCTGCATATGGCACACACCCGCGCTGTCATAAATCCGAAAATGACCAGCGTCGCCAGTGGCATCGGCACTCAAATCCTGCCATGTGCCGTTCTTTGCGACCGTGCCGCTTGCGGCTGCGGTAAGAGCAGTGGTGGTCAACGATATTGTGGCAAGCACCGTTCCAGCGTCAGCCGTAGCACAGGTCGCTGGAAGTGCCCCACTCCTGATCTTCATTGTCGGCGCGGTAGCCGTTCCGGTGATCGCACTGGACGTCACCGTGAGATTCTTCAGCACCGCCATAATCATGTCCATCTGGGCGTTGCGAAGTTTGGTTGAATATTGCAGAGTTGCCATTACACCACCTTGATCAACGGGCCGAATACAGTCACCTCGCCCGTGGAGAACGTCACGATCCAGCGTTCCCGGTACGTTCCCACAGAGTCTAGATCACCCGCTTGCCATGTGTATCGCACTCGGCCACCGACCGCATCCACGACCGTCGCAGAAGCGTACACCTTGGGAGTGGACGCGTCCACTTCCTCCAATACATATGTCAACGCCAATATGCCACTCAAATTCAGCGGGGTACGATCCTGCTGTTGCAGGATGTCCTCGCGCAACGGGAGACTTGCACCCTGATTGAACGTGAGAGTTTGACGGACATTGGTGCCAAGCGGGAGTGTCACTGGAGTATATTGACCACCGCCACCGCCACCTCCCGTTGGTGCTAGTGCCAACGCTCCTACGGTGAACTGGTAATTGCCCGTGGAGCCAATCTGTTGCATGGTCGTGTTTAGTTTGTTCGTCACCGGCTCAATGCCATCAGTATTCGTCTTGATGGTGGCGATCTCAACCTCCAGCGCGTTCACATCCGAAACAATTCCATTGACGGATGTCTGAAGGTTGTTAACGTTGGTATTGACCGTGTTGACAGTTGTCTGAACACCAGCGACCGAGCCGTCCAAGTATGACCCAAAGGAGTTTGCGGGACGAGATGCACCGCGCAACTCGTTCCATACTCCAGTGACGATTTCCGTGACTGCGGTAGCGTCAAGGGCCGCGGCATTAATTGCGTTCTCATTGATGCTGCCAACGGCAACAGTTGAGTCAACGCTCGCAACGGAACCAAGCACATTGCCCTCAACATCTCCGACAATGTTACCGCCAACATTGCCTACGACCGATCCGACCGACCCGTTGACATTGCCAGCGACAGAACCCACCGATCCAGTCACGCTACCTACCGCCCCAGACACGGAGCCTACAGACCCTGACAGGTTTCCAGTAATGTTGCCAGTCAGGTTGAATGTTTGCGGAGAAGACAACGAGTAGCCAGACTTGTCGTTGTTAGTTCCGACCGTTACCGCATTAGTAACAGACTGGACTGCACCTGTAACACTTGCCACAGAACCAGTAGTGGAGAATGTCTGGCTAGCGGAAAGCGAGTAGCCAGTTTTGTCGCCTACAGTCCCTGCGTTCACCTTGCCATCGCTAGTTATCGCCAACGACGAGAAGTTGGTTGGCAACGTAAATGTTGCCATTCGAGAACCAACCGTTGCATTCAAGTTGTTATACAGAATCGCACCAGCCTGATTGCCCGTGTACCCTGTAGAAATATCACTTGACCAAGGATTACCGGCGGCACCAGCGGCATTCAAAGCCGCACCTGTAGAGCCAGATGCCAAATGCCCAGATAGAGTTTCATCCCAAACGCCATCCGCAATCTCAGAGACTGCGGTAGTGTCAAGGGCGTTGTCATTAATTGCACCTGCTGCGAATGCCGCATTTGTGATGACTGCCGGTTGTATATCGTGGATGTCTGCGCCTACATGACCTGCACCAATACCCGTTACCTTGATATATGCGTTCGTAGAACCAGACCGCAAGACTTTCCCACCGAATGTCGTGCTGCCTGTATGGGAAGTCATTACAGCGTCCCAAACAGCGTTCTCAACATCCGTTTTGCCGCCATTGTTAATTGTGCCTACCGTGACAGCACTGGTGACAGAATTCACCGATCCTGCAACTGCGCCTACAGTCGTAATGTTGCTTGTGCTTGCCACAGTTGTGGGGAACGTAGCCGTCAGGAAGCCAGTCGGCTGAGTATAGGTCGGCATTGGCATGCCGGTCACAGCCACGCCATTCCATTGATCAGTGTTTGCAGTGACCCTGTTGGTAACAGTGGAAACAGTCGGAATAACTGCCCCGGTATGTGTCACAGCCGCCAACTGTACACCTGTAGCGGCAGTGATGTTGGTCGGGCTTGCCACGCTACTCGGGAATGTGACACCAGACGCCGCAGTAACCGCCTGACCACCAAGTTGAGTAGCATTTGCGGAGACAATCCCTCCAGCAGTAATGGCTAGGGACGAGAAGTTGGACGGGAACGAAACCAACTTGTTGACATAGTTTCCAGCCTGTCCTGAGGTGTTGTAAGCGTTTATTGGTTCGCTCCACACATTAGCAGCAGTCAGACTGGATACAGACGACGGGAACGTGACGCCAGCCGAAGCCGTGACCGTCTGGCCAGCAAGTTGCGTCGTGTTCGCAGGTACAACTCCAGACGTAGAGTTGATCTGGCCATTGCCAGTCCCAACAGTAAGAAGTCCACCCGCAGTCGCCGGTGAGGCGGTTGGAAGTGCTGAAAGCCCGAGGTTTGTACCAAGTTCTGGGTCGAATGCCACAAGTTGGTATTCCATGGTGACAGGCGCAATCCCCGTACCCTTGATCATAACCACGCAGGTCGAAGCCCCGGATGCGAATGCGCCGAACGGAACCGTAATTGAATAGACACCCGGCAAGTTTGTTGCGTCTATCTCTACGAATCCGGGGCTAGTAATTTGCACCGCAGTCCCGCTGGTATTGCGCACGTACCAAGCATTCATATTTGCAGCATTGGCTGTCTTGCCAGCACCAGTAGTGCTGGATGAGTCCAAGGCAAAAAACAACTCTGTCCTTGATGTGCCAAAATCCTGCTTGACTAGTACTTTTGCCATCTCAGCCCCTCATTCCACCAGACATGCCGGGATGCACCATTAGACCACCACCAGACGTCGCCGTGGCTTCCGATAGCAAGAGATGCCAGCCCCAGACAGCATTGTCTACATTTGTCCAACTACCGGTGTCAGTACGGGACGTTCGCTTGAACTCACCTTCTGGAATATATGCAGTTATATCTGTGTTTAACGGCAGGCTGTTTCCAGACCAACGCAGAATACCTGTTGCATGGGTTGCTTTTATAGCAATCCTATACGTTGATCCCGGAGTCAATTCAGACAATGTGTTGCCGGAAAACAGAAAATGGCGATTCTGAGAAGCGGTACTACCTGCCCATATCTCTTTTCCCGCAAATGATTTCTGCTGCAATATGTTGTTGCTGCTGTCATATAAAATCAAATCAAAATCGCCACCGCCGCTAGATGTAGGATCAGAAACCAGACTGTGCATATACACGCCTAAGCATTGATACGTTCCTGTCCAATTGCTTGGCAAAACGAATAAGACTCCATTTTCATTAGGGGTTGAACCAGTCCCAAATACAGACGTTTGAACGGTTTGAGTATTAGGTATCCCATATGTTCTAGTTGAACTCTTCCACGCCATATTGGTATTTGATCCTAATGCTACTGTCCCGCCAGAAACACGATAGGACAAAGGCAATGATGGAGCATGATAAGCAAGATTTGTATTGTAAAAACCAAACCTCAATGCTCTGTTTGAAGCCCATGTGCCATTCATAACTTGAATGCAAGCGGCAAACAATTGACCTCGTGAAACGGTTGCCGTTCCATTGGCAGTAATTGACTTCATTTGGAAAGTGAAGTTTGGAAACACGGTAAGCCTATTTGCGCCTGTCAGATTGTAATCCGTATATCCAAGCCATGTGCCAGATGGTCTGAGGTATGAATTATTCGTTCCTCCAGTGCCAGCCGTATCTACCGTCTGAATGCCGAATCTTACATCCCCAGTAGGCTCCCCTCCTCCTGTCAAAGCGGTGTCGTACAGGCAACCGACTGACGTTATTGTCGTATCCTCTTGCGCTTGGGATATGACAGTAACCATATCTCCAATAGCCGACAAGAGCGGTTGAGGGTTGGAGGTAGTACCTACTGCTATAGGCATTCTAGATGGCCAATAAAATTCAAATTTAGCCATCTTGCTTCACAATAATGCCTTCAACTTGATTCGTGTTCAACGTCAAAGTCGGCTGGATATTTTGCGTTGAAATCCAGTTCAACACCAACAAAGCCCTTGCGAAAGGAGGCCAATACGTGCCCAGATCATTGGATGCATCTATGGACCAATCGGAAAGTTTCTTGGTTTGGGAGGCACCATCGTCAAATTCAATAGTTACACTATCCCCATTGATTGACACATTGGAAATCTTTAGAATGGATGTCATACCTGATCTCCTGTCGCCTTTGATGCCGTATTTGATTGTTCAACAAATACTAGCAATGGCTTACTACCGTCCGCCCGGGTGAAAAATCCAACAAGTGACGCCAATACCGCAGGGATTACCGAATTCATGGATCGAAGAATTCCAATATTAAAACGCCGCCTTAGTTCTTCCCACGTTGCATCGTGGGGCAACGGAGCATCAAACGCCGAATAAAACCCCGGCAACCCAGCGACGACGACCGCCGTGAAAACCACGGCGGTCAATCGCTTTAGGGAGACAATTGGCTTTGCAGCCTTCACACTTCCACCTTGTACAAGCCGTCTGCGGCACGACCGTAGATGACATTGCCATCAAGCACCAAAGAGCCGGTGTCAAGAGCGACACCATATGCGTCTTCAAGAGTCTTGAAGGTAGACGAGGCAGTTTCGTACACAAGTCCCCACTGATCCGGGCCATTCGGATTGAATCCCAAGCCAAACGTCAGATCGCCGGTGGAGGAAACCCGCTGCACCGCAAAACGGCTAAAGGGCTGACCGTCTGTATTCAGGAACGAGGTGGCACCGGTCTCGGGGAATGCCACCCACGAGTTGGTGTTTACCGTTGAACGCTTGTCGTTCAGGAACATTGCGCCACCGACGGCATTGCCATTTACTACTCGGGCAACCGGCAGACTGTAACCTTCCGGCAAAGCAGAGGGCGCAAACTCGTAATTGATAAACTGGCCGCCAACCTTGCCGATGAAAGTACCTTCCAGCACTTCAACAAGGCTACCGTCTTCGGCCCAAACACCGGTCTTCTGAATACCGTCAGGCCCCAGAACACGACCAAGGATCACCTCGGAATTGGCCCAGAAGGGGAAGATGTTGACGCCCTTTCCCTCAGGCATCTCCAGAGGAACCGACGAGCCATCCGTGGCCAGCACGATACCGCCCTGCGGCTTGCGAGGCAGGACAACCGTACAGACGATCTTGCCGTTGATAGCCGCAACTGGACTCACGTTGCCGTTGATGCCAGTCGGGATCTCAACGCATTCACCGTCCACGATCAGCGCGGGAACGGGAACAACTTTGGTCTTCTTCTTGGCCAGCAGACCAACAACCAACGTCCCACCCACTACACAGGTGGGAGTAATAGTGGCAATATTCTGGCTATCCAGAATCTTAGTCACATTTGCCATGATTGATTACCTCCTTGGTCGTCAAACGACCTTGATAATAGGTCCGGTGACTATAAGCACACCGGCACCAGTGTTGATTTCCCAGCGTTCACGATAGTCGCCGGTCACGGACAGGTCTCCTGCTTGCCATTCGTATCGCACTCGCCCTGCCTCACCGTCCACTACCGTGCCAGACCCGGTGATCGTTGTACCACCACCAGTTGGTGTCAGTGTATACAAAACACTGTATGCACCGGAAAGGTCTACAGGGTTTCGCGACGCATCCTGAATTATCTCCTCGCGCACGGGCAGTGTAGAGTTCTGACCAAAAATCAACGTGTATCGAGTCTCCGTGCCAAGCGGAGTCGTAATTGGATAAACGAGCGGCTTGAAGATTCGGTTGTCAATACTGAAACTGCACAGCGATGAATTGATAGTTCTGCCGTCAATGACTGCTCCAAACAGAAGCACGCTGTAGTCGTTTCCCGCAGCGTAAAACCCTGCGTCGCTATTGTCTGCAAGGTTGATTGTCAGCACGTTGTAGCCAACCACACCGGCAAACGCCTTGGTGTCGGTGATACCACTCTGGCTGCTTCGGTGCGTAGTGGAGTTGTTCTTGTAGATGCGGATCGTGCCGTCGGTCGTGCGCGACAACGCCGATCCATCAACTGCATTGGTTCCCCACGGGAAGTAGATGGTAGAGCCAGTCCTGTAGTCGCCGATGTAGGTAATCATTGAATCAGTTTCCCGCCGACAAGAGGCCCAGACCCCAACGAGTTGGCCTCCAGAGCACCGATGCTGATCGGGCTTGGCCTTGTGTAACCAAGTATATCAACGGAAGGCGTTTCCGCAGAAGTAATCCCCTGCCCCTGCAACACACCAGACACGCTCGGCATGAAGAATTCTAGTGAACCAGTGTTGTGCAAAAGCCCAGTCAGGGCATCCAGACCTACGATGCCTCCAGTAATGTCATTGGTGCCAGTGTAGTTGGATGAGTTTGTAAGGTTCTGAACAATCCTGTTACGCTGGCCGGTGATGACCCCAGATGCTCCCGCATTAACACCTACGTTTTGCGACAATGTAATGCAGTTGTTGATCAGCCTGAATGGGAAAGCGGTGGAGTTGCCTGCGGCGACCCAAATGCCCTCCCTGTTGGCAACGCATGTGGAGTTGACCATTGTGCCACCTCCAGCGGTCAGTGTGTACCCTGCCCCAGTGAACGGCTGGGTTGGCGCATCCTTGCGGACACCCTGATTGCCAACTACAAACAGGCAGTTGCGCAACGTCAACCCCAAGTCAAAGTTGGCAACGTTATTGAAAAATGTCTGGATTGCCAGACCAGCACCAGCCGACATGAAAACGCAATTCTCAAAAAGGCAGTTTCTAGGGGTCGTGAATGCGCCTGCCTGTGTGTCGTTTGCTGAGTGAGCAATGTTTACAGCCTGTGATGGACCGCCAATGAAGGCGCACTTTAGGAATTGAAGTCCACTCGCCCAACCATTGAAGGTTGCGACAGCCGTCCTGTTGGCTCCAGAACTACCCCAGAACGTAATGTTTTGGAACGTGAGATTTCCATGCTGTGGCCGAAGCGAAGCCGCACTGTTGACGGTTGTAGGGTTGGCATTAAGGTCCGTTACAACAGTGCCATCATTCCACGGCGACACCACGACTTGTCCCTTGTTTCCAAAGATTGCACCGTTTGTATCGCCCACAAAATACTGACGTGAGGGAGTGGTGATGCCTGTCAGGGTAAAGTTCGTCGTAAAATTCGGGTAGTGACCAGCGGCAATGTAATACGTGTTTTCCTGATTAGGAAATACGTTGTTTGCAGAAACGGCTTTCCCAATAGTCTTCCATGCAGTTGCTATGGACAGTCCATTGTTTGAGTCGCTCCCAGTATTCCAGTTGATGTAGTAGGTTGCCATCTCACTCCTGACTTGGAGGCACAAGCATCGGCAAGACAAACTGCAATCCCGCAGTCAAAGCAATGTCCTGCTGAATAGCCTCTGGCTGCCCGAGAAACCAGTCGTTGAAGTCAATGCCATCTTCACCAAGGCTTCCCACTACCACATCGTCCACGACAACTTCCCCGTACATACGAAGGCGACCGTTAATGCGCTCAACACGATAGTTCTGATAGCAAACAGCCATTAGCGCGCACCCTCTACATCCTTGAGGCGTTGCTCAATACGAATCATGCCCTGTTCTTGCGAGTGCATGCGATTATCCATGGTCATAAGACGCTCGTTGAATTGGGTCAGTTTAGCGTCAATCTGACTGCGCCACTGCGACTGCTCGGATTCGTTCTTTTCGTTGGCCTTGCTACGTTCCTCGTCCCGTGTCTCGATTTTGGTCAGCCGGTTTTCAAGACGCAGGTGACTACCCACAACCACAAACAAGATCGTGATCACGCTAAGAATGTCGCCAACCGAAAATGTCAAATTCATCCCAAGGGCCTCGCAATGAATGCTGTTTTTGTCGCTTCATCCCAAGTCACTTTGGCCTTGGCGTGATGCGCCATTTCGACGACGGGAACCCAGCAAACCTGCCCTACAAGGATGTCGCCATCAACGGGGTCACCGTCAATGTGAAGCCCATCTTCGCTGTAGTAAAGATAGGATTTCGGGATGCCGAGCCATGCGGCGAATGACCGAGCGGGTACATACAAACGCCCCTGAACGATCATCGTCTCTGTAAATGCCTGTTGCCCATCTTCGGCGACCACTTTCGCCTTGACCGGGGAAGGTACGCCTGTCAGCGCATTGTCAATAATTGCACGGGTGATCTTGATACCCGGGCAGGTTTTCTTCGTGTGCTTGCAATCCCGGTGGAAGTTGTATTTGTCGTAGCCCCATGCGTTCATGCACGCACGAATACAAATAGCAGTATTGGCTAGGACGTCGGTGTTGACACTTTCGGAGTCATAGTTCCCCAGCATCTCTAGCCCATGATGCGTGTCGTTGAAAGATACAGCATGGATTCCCGGGTATGCGGGATCAACAAAAACCCATATGCCGTTTTGGTCAACAAAAAAATGAGGGCCGGACGACCAACCACGGTCGTTCTCGTACCCCCATTTTATGTTCTGCATATGTTGAGCAGTGAACCCGTATGGTCTTTGAGCCAGAGACGGGGCACCTGTGTGATGAATCGTAATCCCCACAGGATTCCATGAACCGTGCTTCGATGCCTCTTTGGCATAGGCCGCAAAGTCTGCCGGGGCGAAGAATCGCCCAACAAACCGTGCGATGCCAGCCATTAGCGTTCGCCCTGAGGCTTGATGAACAAGAAGCCGATGGTAGTCCCAGCAGCAATTGTGCTGGTATTCAGTTTGAGCGCAATCTCACCCACTGACGGAAACAGCAAGGGGCTGAAGCGATAAATCCGGGCAGCATTAGCAGTCGTGATCGCCAACAGGCTGCCATCTTCTTTGCGCAACTCAATGCCAGCATCGCCCACAAAACGAGGTTTCTCAAGAATATTGGCCGTACCGGCTGCACCTGCGGCTGGTAGTTCCAGACCAACCAAACATAGCCCCTGCGCGTCAATGTAGTTGCTCTGAGTAGTAGTGGCCATGGTCGTTTCAATCAGAATGAAACGACTTGAAAATTGACCTTGACTGGCGATAGGCTTCATGTTAGTCTCCCCGACTTGCGGTCGCAGTGATTTTATCGTAACTCAAGCATCAGTATACTGTCCCATTGCGACTTGTTGGCCGGTTCGTTCCTCGGTCAAGAATGTCAAATCAAACGTTCCTAACCGGTCGCATATGGCAAGCCAAATTGCCACTGACTCAGCATCATATATGTCTTTCGACCCATATTGAGGGTGGTCAATCCTCTGACGTTTGCGAATAAGTTGTTTCCACTCTCGGTCTCTGTCCTCGTGTGGCAGGAACTTCAAGCATCCATTGTTCAACAAAACCTTGCACAGGAACGCACGCAGGTACTGCTCGGGCATGGTGAACGAAGCCTTGCCCACATCGGCCCGAGTCCTGTCCGCTAGGCTCTGACCCATCTGGACAGTCTGCCAAGGGTCAAGCCTGACGAAGGCTACGCCCAGACCCGTGATGATGTCCACCAATGCCTGTTCCATCGCAGGGAAGTCAACAAGCACGCCGAGCGGATATTCAAGGCATCTCTTGCGCGGAGCAACACGCAGAACGAAATCCTCACGCAGTTTGGGGAGGCTTACGCGCTTTCCGTTGATGAACGTCTCGGCAAACCCTTCCTCGTCCTGCCGTTCCAAGACCATCCAGCCGTGCGTGGCCGTGTTTGCGCCGTAGTAGGACGGAAGGATGTCAAACGGGCGCATACTGCACATGGCGCATTGCAGGGAGGTCGCCTCTTCTGGCTTCGCCGCGCGATGCTCGGAGACATCGTACTCAAACCTTTGGATGCATGTAGGACAAAGCCGGGACGGCACGTTTGACTCAAGGTCGGGGCACGACCAGACGCTGACCGCAAAGGCGTCGCCAGTCTCACCGGCGTCGGTGCCGAGGTAGTATTTGCGACCCGGTTCTCGCACTGCCGCTTCGACGATGTACCGCATGTACGGGATGGAACGGCCCTCCATCTCACGCCACATGTACTCGTCTTCCGTACTGATGCGGCCTATGACCAAGGCTGGTTGCGAACCTTGCGAGGCGTCAATCAACTCGTGGGTATCAAAGAACCCACCAACGACAGGAGGTGCTATGCCCTCGTACATAGCGGCGGCGGTGACGGGGTCGTTGCGGTAGTCCGCATCTATGACCGGGTCGTCCCTGCTGATGTTGGGGTTCACCGACCACGAAGCCGCCTCGTCAATGAACCAATACCGCTTGTTCTCCGGTACATTCAGTTCGTCCTTGCGCAACGTCTCAATACTGCGAGACATGAACCCGTCGCCAGATCGCATATAAGACAGCACCAGACCGAGCCAGCGTGTGCCCCATCGAGTGGCAGAGGACGACCGGAGAATCTTGTACAGGTCTTGTGCGTTGCTACGGTTTTCGCCGTCCATAAATGCGTCTGCTTCGTCCATGACCCACATCAACGGGTTGTAGCCGTCCGCACCAGATGCGCTGGAGTTCAATGAGATCAAGTGCAGGTTGATCTGCGGGAAGTGGATCTCGCCCTTCAGAATCTGCCTCTTTTCGTCTAGTAGGAACGGCGCAAAAACTGGACGACGAATGTTGCGGCTAAGGTACTCAAAAAAGACGGCCTTGGCGTGCTCGCCCTTGGGAGCCACGTTCAGAACGTCAATGCGTTCATCGGAGGCAATGGCTACATCCGGTCGCAGCCATGAATGAACGTCGTCCACGTGCAACAGGACGTAGCCAAACCAAGCAATCAGGCGTGCTGCAAGCCAGTCTTTACCGGCCCCCTTGCCCCACTTGAACCATCCCTCTTGGATCACCCGGTTGGGGCTTATAAGCGACCGTGCCGTGTGTAGGCGAGACGCATGCAACGTGCTGATTTGATAGTCGGACAAAGGCACGCCGTCAAGTGCAACGGAGAACTGCTCAATACCCATTGGCTCTGTGCCGTATTTCCATGAGGGCGTAGCCGAAACAACCTTGTCATGGATGTGCGACCGCTCGCTGGACGTCAGCGCATGCAGGGGGAGGTCGCGAGCCTGTAGCAGGATCATTGCGTCCGTGCGCGAGATTCCCATCTTTTGACACAGTGTGTTTACGCGATCTATCTGAGGATGCAGTGGCATTACATCAACGCCTTCCGAGCGACAGGACTTTGGATGCGTTCCATGGTGCATCCCGGTAGCCACGTAGTTGCCATCCACAGGGGAATTGCAAAATCGTCCCAGTCTGTGTCCGTGCCGAACATTTTCCCTGATGGTATTGAGACACTATCAAAGCCCGTTCGGAACATATACGATGCAATATGCCACGAGGCTTGTGCGAGTTGTTCATACAAGTTTGACGGTATCAGAGGCTCCCGGCGGACGATAACCCCGATCACGGCATTGGCTCTATCGTTTATCGGGCGGCGCACTATGATGACGCCTATAGGCTCGTGAGGCTCGGACAGTTCGGCCTCAACGTCAAACCCATTTTCAATCTCTGGACACACGGCCTTGAGCGACTTCCATATGCCGTGTCGTTGCAACCGGTTGTTGTCTATCGCAACCAGCGTCATCTGCGCTGTAGTGTCGAAATAGGTTGGGCGTAGCACCACCTTGTGATTAACCAAGGTTGCGTTCCCACATTGTAATAACAAACTTGCCTACCATAAGATTGATACCGTTGTAGCCCATGTCCAACGAGTGCGCCTCAAGCGGCACAATGGATGAAGCCTCATCCCGTGGCACCTGAAGGGCATCCTCGTAACTTAGGAAGCACATCAACATCCTTTTGCCAGACTCGGTGATGCTACGGGGAATCCCATTGTCCGCTACGACGAACAAGCCGTCCACACCTGCGTGTTCTACACGACCATGATGAGCCGCCCTGCGCAAGGCGGCTATGACATGTTTGCATGTCTGCATATGCGCAAACCCCAAACAGGTACACGTCCCTGCAACGATGTCCACGACGTAAGGCGACTGCAACACAATCCCGCCGTCTTTCTCACTGATTGACTGTACTGTCCATATGCCGTTGCCTAACTCTCGACAAGAGAAGTCGTTGGATAAGCCGCGGTAAATAGTTGTGGCTATTGCCCTCAAATTTCTTGGGGCATCGGTGGCCACTGTGGTATCTCGTCCGTGTGGCATTACGAAGTTTTCCTGTATTTGATGCATCGCACCCCGGCATATACCTGACCGCACTAATGGCGAAGACGGGGCTTACCCAACGAGAACTCGCTGCATTGGCAGACGTAGGCGTAAAGACCATCCGCAACGCCGTTGACAACAAGCGTCTTAGTTATACCATCGTTGACAAACTTGTGGCGTTAGCGGCCATGGTTGAATCCCACTTTATTCCGGGATCAGAACCGACCCATACGCAATGGTTTGCGGTGGAGGACTCGATCATGCCGTTGAGCACCGGTCATAAGGTCATCCGCAACTATCGCCGTTTACGCAGGATGATGGTGCCAGAAGCGGCGGATGCTGCATGCGTCAGTACCCATGTGTGGCGTCGTTGGGAGGAATCATCTGGGCCAGTCTGGGACGAAGCGCACGCCTACATTGCCGATGCGCTTGGCATCTCCGTTGATCAAATCACTGCGTCCCTGCACGCGGCCAACAACCCCCAGCGGTTTGGTGCTTGGATCAAAGAGACACGAGACACGCTATGCATGCCTGACACGGTGTTCGCGGTGCGCATGCGCGTGACTGTGGCTACTGTAGGCCGATGGGAGACAGGCAAGTCTAGGTTCCCCCAATCCCGCATTGCGCGGTTGGCGAGAGCATTTGACCTGCCTGTGGATTACGTCATCAAGGCTTATCGCAGTTAGGTTGCATCCCTGTAGACACTGTTATTGAACATTGCCATGTTGGTTGCCATAGCAGACCCGCCGGTATTTGGGCGCATTACACCCGTCCCCGGCAGGCCGTTGATGGTGACCTCCAGTTTTGCGCCCTCAAAGGGGTTCGTAAGCGGGTTGCCTCGCATACTTACAGTCTTGGGAGCATTGGTAAACGCACTGGACGCCAGCCCGGCAGGAGTCTGAGCACCCGCCATAGTGCCAACCAAAAGGGAGGACTCAATGCCTTCCTCAAGGTCGGACAGGTTTGCCCCGAAGAATGGCGACCGAATACCGGCTCCGATTGCTGCACGGTTGGACAACATGGGCGTGATTGCGCTCATGTCGGGAGCACCGGAGATTGTTGACATCAACCGATTCTGCCAGCCATACGACATTTCGGACAGTAGCCCGATCTGTTGGCCTGTGATCTGACGACGCCGTTGATTGTAGGCAGCCATGTCACCGGGAGACAACTCGCCCCCAGCAGCCTGACGCGCAATTTCCAGTTGCTGATCCAGTTCTTGACGCTCTCGCCCAAGACCGCCAATCGCGGACCCCATCAGTTCACGACGAATGCCAAACCCACCGGGGAGCATGCCGACCATCTGCAAGGCGAATTGGCTTTCAGCAACCGCCTCGGTGGTTTCTGCCCTGAACGGGGCATTGATGATGGTTTGCGGCATCTTTGCAATTTCCATCTTGGCATTGGCAATGCGTTGCTTTGCCCCCATGACCTCTTGCGAGTCCTCTGCAAGCCCCATGGATCGGTATTTCTGCAACTCCGACTCAGCGGTGCTGAGTATGTTCTGATTGGCGTTTTGCATGTCCAAGTAGTCCGAAGACGCCCCGACGCCACCATAGCCCTTGATCAGTTGCGTTGACGCTTGCGCACCCGAAATCTGTTGCCGGGATTGCTCAAAAGTGTACGACAGACCAAATACTGCCTTTTCGGCATTAATCGTGCTCTTGACAAGTCCTTCTTGTGCCTGAATCAGTTGCGTCATTACATCCCGGTATTTTTCCTCGGTGTAGGATTCCTGCCCGGTCATCATGCGTTGCATCTGTGCCTCAAGTCGTCCTGCAGCCATACGGTATGGGTCGACGGTCCCTCGGATCGCCGAAGCCCTGTCGCCCATAGAGCCAAACAGCATGGCCTCGGTAACCCCGGCTCCTGCTGCTGCACCTGTTAGCCGCTCCTGTTGACGACCGACCATATCCATAAAGCCGAACTGTTGATCATTGGCTTGCAACTGCGCACCCATGACGTTATTCAATTCCGCAATGTATTGTTGTTGAACAAGCGGATTCCCGGCAGTCAACTGGATTTGCCGCCGAAGCATTTCGATCTGTGGTTGATACGTGGCGGCCTGTTTACCGTAGATATTGAAGATTGCGGCGTCAGTTGATGCTCCAACACCCATAACGCCGGAACGTATAGCACCAATCTCGGATTGATTGACCTGCCGCTGGCCCATGCCTATGTTTTGGTTGTAGTCCAGTTTTACCAACTCTTCTTGAATTTGTTGTATACGGCGATATTCGGTATCCGATGCAACAGTGCCTTGCTTTCCTTGCAGCCCAGCAGATACTGCACCAAAAGACCGTATTGCATCAAAGTCTAGGCTGGCCAATGCGGCATTCAGATTGCCTGAGACCATAGTGTTCAACGAACCGCGAATTCCGAGGTTTGTATATGACTGGACACCAATGCTCGCGAGTGCCTTTGTACGTTCCTCTGTGGTCAGGCGATCTATATCGCTCAGGCCAGAGTTCGTGAATGCGCCAACCATTCCTTCGGCACCAAGCCCTATCTCCGCCCCCATCATTGCAACGGCTTGATTGCGGATGATCTCATCTTTTCCACGAGGTCCAGCACTACCTAGACGTTGCCTATAGCGATTCCAGTCTTCCTTGCTGCCACCGTTTGCGAAAAGGCGTTGCAACTCCATGGTTGGAGCCTCAATTTCGAGAATGCGTGTCTCTTCCCTTGCTTGCCGATCCTCAAGTTCAATGATTCTTTCGCGCCTTTTAGCCGCAGTAAACCCCCCTGAAAAGAAGTCTAGAAATTTGCCTTCAAAACTAGCCCCGAAGGCGTTGATATTGGCGATTCGCTGCCCATAACCCTGCCTACTACGCGCAATGGCAATCTCCTCGGCCCTTGTATCCAGCCCAAGTCCCAGCCTGTTGCCTACTGCCCTCATATATTCACGACTTGGCTCGTCGCGAATCATTTCGGCTTCCATCTCCATTGCCGTATACGCACCAGCGGCCATGTTCCCTGCTACATAACCGGCTCCAATTGCCGCACCTGCCCCGAGAACGCCAAGGCCCAGCCCCGCAGCACCTTGCAACATCCCCATGGTTGACGCTCCTACACCGGCACGGGCAGCCATTAACTTCTCTATAGCCGCAATTTCTGCCTTCCGTGCCGCCTCAAGGGTTGGCCCATCGGCCCAGCCCTTTCGAGCGGCATCCTCAACCGCAAGAAAATTCGCTGTTGCCGATTGTTGTGCAGTAAGTAGAGAAGATATGCTATTTGCCCCCGTCCCGCGCAGTTCACGCAACGTGGACGCCATATCTCTCAAATGATTCACCGACTCTGATATATGCAGGAAACTCTGCTGTCCGAACTGAGCGGCCATTTGAAAGCCAAAGCCGCCTGCAATCCCAGTGGCCCCGGCAACCATTTGTCCACCTTGCAATGCAGCCTTGGCAACATTCTCTCCTGCCGCAAGCATGTTGGCTTGGACCTGATCGGCATGAACAGCCTGTTGCAAATGGTTTTGTGACTGCGTATTTACTGGAGTATTAGTAGGTGCAGGACCGGTTTGTTGCGCTGGAGTCGATGATCCATTTCCTGCGCTGTTTTGACCCGGGAAAGACGGCGGTATAGGCACAGTTCCCGCAGAAGAAGTTCCAGCGGCACCGCCTCCTCCGCCACCCTGCATTCCACCTCCGCCACCAGTCCCGCCACCGCCACCAACATTCATGGTGCCCAGTGCTTCCAACTGCGAGCGGAGCGTCTGGATGTCGGACAGAGCCTGCTGCAGACCCTCTACCTGCGTGGAAATACGAATGTCGGCCATGAGCGCATTGTACCGATACTAACAACGCCCTAAAGACAAAAAAAGGGGCCGGCGATTGCCGACCCCGAATAAGTGGCTCGCTCAGAATCAATGCGAACCAAACCCTGACCAGACTCTACGGCATCTTCCAGCCGTTGTCAAGTTTCGTTTTCGTCATTGTTATTAATCGGCGTGTACACACATTGTACAGACGTTACACCGTTGCCAGTGCTGGTAGCCGCCTTTTCTCCAGCCTTGATAACAAGTTCAATCAGCGAGATCATCTCATTTCCACGCACGGTGCCGAGACTCTGTCGAATCGCCCATTTGGCTAGTTGGCTAAGTTGCGGTGTCTTCATTTCTGCAACAGTCCTTCCAGTTCGCATTCCTGTCGAATCAGTTCGATGATCTGCGCCGTTCGCGCATCCAACAGTGTAGGGCTTGCAACGGGGAGACTATTGTTGATCCATTGAAGGAACATGTGAACCTCATATGGCAATTCAGCCCCTGCGTCTTCGCCTTTTAAGACCTGTTGAGCGCGATGTACCAAAAAGGGAGCAGTTCCTCCTCCGGCCACACTGCACGCATGAGCCATCGTTCAACATGGCGGCCCACGACAGGGTGCAGCGAAGCAACATCAGGCGCACACGCCCTCATAAGATGCTGGATTACCTTCCCACGGTCGGTCACGAACCGATCACCCTCCAACGTTCGATACAGGCTCTCGGCCTTTGACAGTTCGTCGTAGGTTGGCACGCGAACCGACACTGTTACTACTTCCGCCGTAGCAATGATTGCCTCGCGATTGGCAATTGCAACGTCTAGTTTGTCCTTGATCTGCGTAGCCAGCCTATGCTGACGTTGCAACAGTTCGGCTTCCTCTTTCGTTGCCTTGACCTCATCGCCCTCTGCGGTAGCCAGTTTTGCTTCGTTGGTCTCAATTCGACGATCCAGATCCTTGATATTGCCTTCCGCTGCGTCCCTTTCCAGACGCAACTCCTTCTCTGTGGGCAGGACGTGCTTCGACCCCGATTCGGGGATGGTGACGACGGGTAGGTCTAGTGAATACTGTGCCATGACGCCATCATACACTCACACCGTGCCTATTGCACTATATTGACAACGGTGGTATGCTGCTTGCCAAGGAGGAACCTTATGCGGACTATCTACAATTCAACCGACGGGGACACAATCTCCGTTCCAAAACCAGTCGCTACTGTTCTGGAGGCAGTGTCTGGATTCAAGTTGACATGCCTGACGAACGACAAGAGTCGTTACCGAGCCGATTTGTTTTATCGCCAGTTGCTGGCTGACCCGACGCATCCGTCCGCCAGCGTGTGGGCGACTTATATCCTGTGCGCAATTGAGCAGGAAAGAATTACGAGGGACACCACATGCAAGAGAGCCTATTCGTTCCAATTATTGGGGCACGAGTTCACGATTCCGACGGCAGGCCCATGGTGGCGACGCTACGGTACGGCCCACGCTGTGTGGCGCAACCGCAAATCCTGACGGAAGAGAACAAGGCCGAGATTTGCAAGGGTTTCCATGATCATATGGTGACAATTCGTCGGTATTGCGACTTCACCGCAGATGAGGCCAAGGCGTTCGTCGTGGCTTTCTACGGTGTTCCATCGGAGGAGATTCTAGTCGAATGTCAATTAGGTATCTGAGCGTTTGCAGTGGCATTGAGGCGGCAACGATGGCATGGCATCATCTGGGCTGGCAGCCTGTCGGTTTTTCCGAGATTGAGCCATTCCCGTGCAAGGTGTTGAAACACTATTATCCAGACGTGCCGAACTACGGAGATTTGACCAAATACAAGGAGTGGGGAATTGGAAAAGGATCAGCAGATGTCATTGTGGGAGGCACGCCCTGCCAAAGTTTCAGCGTGGCAGGATTGCGACAAGGACTTGAAGACCCCCGGGGAAACCTCGCACTTGTCTATCTTGGGCTGGTTGATCTCGTTAGACCACAGGTTTGCGTATGGGAAAACGTGCCCGGAGTCCTTAGCAGTAACAAGGGGCGAGATTTCGCTGCGTTCCTCTCAGGGCTGGGGCAATTGGGGTATGGGTGGTGCTACCGAGTGCTTGACAGCCCACGGGTGGGAAGGTGTGCAATGCACCGAGGGGCACGGCACGAAAACCCAGTGCCTCAACGACGCCGGAGGATCTTCGTTGTCGGCTGTGCTTCAGGCGACCCACGAGACGCCGCAGAAATACTATCTCTCGTCCCGAGCCTGCGCAGGCATCTTGCGTCGGGCCGAGAGCAGGGACAAGACTTTGCCGGAGATGCTTCGGCATGCGTTGGAAAGCATGGTCAAGACGACGCCTCCGGAACAATGAAATGGCCTGAATCTCGCGCCACGTTCACTGCCAACATCGGAGACTTCAAAGAAGATGAACTGTCGAAGACCATAATTCGCAATACCGGCGGAGGCGGTGAAACGCAGAATCCTGCATGGGTGATCGAATCCGCCGTGTACGAATCGCACCCGACCGACTCTCGGATCACGGGACCGGTGGAACAATGCCCAACCGTGGCGGCGCGATGGGGCACCGGCGGGAACAACACCCCTCTGGTGCAACAGCCGATTTGCTTGATGGATCAGGGCGGTAGTGTGATGCAGGTCAGTACGGACGGCATCACAGGGACATTGCTGAGTGAAACGCATGGACACCAACCAGCGGTTGTGGTGCCACAGCCGGTCGCCATGATCAATATGCAGGGTTCCGAAGGCAATGCGGTAATTGGCTTTGACCCAACCGGTAGCACTGCCGATCCGATGCACGACATGTCGCCGACCATACGAGGCGTGTCAGGCGGCAACGCTGGACATCATGTAGGCGTTATGGTGCCACAGCCGGTTGCGATCCCGTTGCAGGATTGTCGTGACGTGGACAAAAACCAAAACGGATTGGGCATAGGTAGCATAGGCGATCCAGCCTACACGCTGGACAGCATGGCGACTCAAGGCGTAGCCGTGCAACAGCCCGTGGCGTTCACCCATTCCGGCTACTCAAACCAGCCTGCATGGATCACCGGAGATAGGACCGACTGCCTATCGGCTGGAGGCCATTCCGATACCTCGCATCAGGGAATAGGAATCATCGAATCCGTGCAACAGCCGATGGCGTTCACGCAAAACACCAGAGACGAAGTACGTTATATAAACGGTGATGGATCAATAGTAGGGGCACTGGCTGCACAGTCAGGAATGAAGCAGACAAACTATGTTCAACAGACGATGGCGGTGCGACGCCTAACCCCGGTCGAGTGCGAACGCCTCCAAGGTTTCCCGGACAACTACACCGCCATAGCGGAAAACACAGCCGACTCCAGTAGATACAAGGCCTTGGGCAACTCCATGTCCGTCAACGTGATGCATTGGATAGGGTTGCAAATCTCCCTGTATTTTTCCAAGCGTGGCCTTGACAACGCCGAACAGGCGTAGTAGTATCTCTCCACGGGGCGATTCGCAGAACTTAGTTGCTGATCGCCCCGGTAACCTGAAAGGATTCTAGAATGGAACCAAGAGACTCGTACGAGTTGCTGGCAGAGGCCAGCCGACTGTCTACCACCGAAGCCAAGTTCGGCTTCCGCGCGCTGCATCGCACCGAGAAGCAGAACCTGTTCCGTAATTTTCTGGCCATCGTTGAAGACCTCGCCGAGGATCACGATGCCAACTTCTTCGATCCCCGCAATCAGGCATCCGCAGAGATCGCCAAGGCTATTCGGGACAACGGGCTGGTAAAGCCGTTGCCCTACATTTGAGAAAGGCAAGAACCATGATTATCAACGACATCATTGCGTACGAGCAGGGCGAACTGAACGAAGAGGAGGTCGTCGCCCTGTTCCAGTCCCTCGTGGACTCGGGGTTGGCGTGGACGTTGCAGGGGCACTATGGGCGGACTGCCCAAGCCCTCATCGAAGCCGGTCTTGTGACCGTGCCCGGGCAACACACGGCAGACGACGAAGCCTGAATGGCAGGGCAGGAGGCTTCGGCCTCCTGCCCTTTGCAGGCAAAGAGAGGATCACAATATGACTATAGAATCAGTGGGCGGGTTCGATGGGCAGTATCTTCAATATGTGGCAACGGCTGAAGCCGGTAATAGCCACAAGGTGCTGATGCTGGTGACGTTCTACCCTAAGGAATTGAGGGCCGTCGCCGAATACTGCATCGTCACCCCAAATAGCCGTGAGCATGGATGGTCTGACGAGCGAGCGTTGCCATGGGATACCGCACTCGCAGTCGTAAACCTAGATCAATACGACATAGACGAAGCCGTGCGCAAGTACGACGACTATCGCAGCCAGCCTGACTACGATTAATTTTTGACTGTACTTGACAACGCAGAACAGGGCAGGTATCCTGTGTGTGTCGGCCAGAACGGCCACACGAAAGGTTGATTGAAATGTACTACGGATCTCTTCAGAATCAGGTGTTCGCCAACTGCAAGAACACGACCACTCCCGAGGTTGGACTCGGTGCCACCGCCATTTGGTACAGCGACCGCAGCGTGTACACCATCGTTGAGGTCAGCAAGTCTGGCAGGTCCATTGTCGTTCAAGAGGACGATGTGGTAGCCGACCAGACGAAGCCTCTCGGGATTGGCCATCAGGATTGGATCATCACCCCCAACCCCAACGCACCCCGCATCATTGTCACCCTGCGTTCCAATGGCAAGTGGGTGATCAAAGGTCAGGGCCAGAAAAACGGCCAACGTTTCCTGATTGGGGCTAGGGATTACTACTACGACTGGACATTCTGAGCCGGTTGGAGCATCATAGACGCAACGAAGGCCATGGAGAAATCCATGGCCTTTTGTGTGTTACGGGCCTACTTGCCCTGTACCGCCACCTGTATTGTTGCCGTTACTCATTGAACTGTCGCCCTTTGTTTTGCCTAGCGAACTCACTCCATCGCCAAGGTCTTGATATGCCTCAAGCGGGATGTAGCGAGCCTCAATGCGACTCGTTGGGATAAGCCCTCGGGCAGTCCGAGTGATGGTTGTGGAAATCTTGGTGACAAACAGCGGAATGGTATTGTCTGCCTCCTCCGAGACACCAAGCACCGCAGGGAATCCAGACAATCCAGATCGCTGATATTCAACTCCGATGAAATCCATAGGATAGATATCAGGCTGTCCCCAACAGGAGAACGTGACAATCACCGCTGGTTGACGCATGGTGTCAAACAGACGCTTTGCCGTTTTCTTGGCGAACTCCGCTGTGGCGAAGCGTGAATCAGTCATTGCGAAGTTTTTCTTCCAGCCGATGTAGTTTGCCGGTTGCTGGCTTGGGTTCGCATTTATGGAGAGTTCGTCGCGCTCGGCTGCGAAGATAGGGTCAAGGAACGTCAAGGGGTTATATGCGTCAATACCGACCAGAATAACCTCGTTGCGGACGTCCGCAGTTGAGATTGTGACATTCACATCCCACATTTGCGTAAGGCCCTGATTTGAGTCGTACGGATAATACTCTCGAAAAATACGCTTCGGGTTGCCGGTTGCGTCGCGCATGAATGGCTCGTAACGCCAAATCCCAAGGTCGTCCACATACAGAATGAACTGCGTGACCTGCTGAATCATGCCCATCAACTGGCCCACGGTCATGCTGCGAGCAATCGGCGTCCATGGGTTGGAGCCGACACCTACAGGCAAGAAATAGCCGCCCGTATCAAAGTCGGGGTCGGTCGCCTCAAGTCCATAGGGATCATCCGGCACCTCGGTCATGAAGCCAATTCGGCTGTCCGGTATTCCGGCCATGGATAGCAGCGTGTACACAGCCCGGTAGTGGTTCCAGCCATCCATGTTGGGCGGAGCGTGGAAAACAGTGTCGTCAAGGCGAGCCATCATGGACTTGCCCTGCAACGTCAGGCTGTATCGCCCGGTAGTGCCAGAGAAGGCGTAGGTATCGCAGAATCCGTATAGGCGTCCCCACCCGGGGCCGTAGACCGGCTCTTCCTCAGTAGACCACCATGCTGGGCCTTCCTGCCCATTGATGCCCTCGCTATGCTTGTAGCCCCACCGCCAACAGAGGGCGATATTCCCAGCCCCTCGCACACCGGTATCCTGCGCAAATTGCTGGATGCCGGAGTAGTTGTTGAAAGTAGCACCAAGGTTTTGATGCACACGCATGCCACCGAAGTCGAACGATGACTCTTCTGTCACCGAAACCAAATATTCAGCACACCCATTTTGCCCCTCGCCTACGGCGAAGATGTTGTAGGTCTCCTCGTCAGGAGGGTCTAGTTCGGTGATCCCAGCGTAACGAATGGAGATGCGCTCAATACCGGGCGTGTATCGCACTGTATTGATGCCAGCGTAAGCAAACGGCGTTTCAGTTGAAACGCAGGACAGGCTGTATTGGCTTATCTGTGAACCGGCAAGGTGCTCGTCTGTCAGCGTGACCTGAGCAGTAGGTATATGCTTGCAGGTATGCGTCTCGCCAGAATCAAGGTTCTTGGCGATATCGGCATGCATATGCAGGTCAAACGTCGGCGGCGTGGTGACGCTTGGCGTGAAGCCCAACTGTTGCTGGATGGATGTATAGGAAAAGTTGTTCGCAAAACGCATCGGATGCAGTGAGAACGAGTATTGGCTAAAGCCCTTTACCGACAATGTCACCTTGCCAATGCGAGGCTCTAGGATTCCAATTTCGATCCCGGCTTCAAGGTTGGTATTGCTCTTGATAACGTCAAACTCGTCCGATAGCGTCTCTGCAGGGATGTCAGGACACGTTCCTGCTGGCCACCGATCCGTAACGATGAACTTGGTCGCGTTGCCGCCGACACCCATGATTGGGTGCTGCCCGGATGGCCAACGATAGATATCAATGTCGGAATACCCGCCAAGAGACGCAGGAAGGCGATCCGCAACACCCTTTGGCACGTAGGCGTATGCGATTTGTGGCTCTTGATCTTTGTTGACTGGAATTCCACTTACGGTCGCATGCCAAATGCGCTCAAGGTGTACGACAATCGGCACTCCAGTGCCCGGCACAGTTACCTGCATTCTCCCACCGACAATCATGACCTGAACGAACTGTTGCAACGTCAGATCAGCATTGCCCATGGAGCCGATCATGCCAATCGGGTGCGTGCCAAAACTCATAGCAGATCGCAGCGAGCGACCATCAAGGGTAAGTTCAGGCGGCTTGTTCTGGTATAGGGTGAGTTCAAATACGCCGGGTTCCGTGCCGGACTTGTCTGCGCCCTTTGTGTAGACTTCCCAAGAGATTGAGATATTGGTAGGGTTAACCGTGTTTACATATCCAAGTTTTTGCTTCTGGATGAACAACGTAAAGCCCTGTTCATCAAACGACACGACGGAACCACCGTCGGTATTGCGATACTGGCTAGCCTCATAGATTTGCCAGAGATTAGTGGCGTCGCTTAGGTTGGCCGCTTCCGGCAGCACCGTCTCGAAATATTCAAACCCGAAATAACGATCCGCATATGCAGTTTGCTTAGGCGTCACGGAGCCTGTGTTTGTACAGGTCCACGAGACAATGGGGATTGCCATCCCCGGAATGTATTGCGTGTTGTCAACTGGCAAGGTGACGTTGGAAGATTCTATCTTTTGATGGAATGGAACAAATACCGGTGCAGCGTGAGACACTCCCAAAACTCGGTCGGCCTTCATATTAGTCGGGTCGGTGAGGGTGTCCATGATCGTGCCACCCATGTGATCCACCCAGACAAATGACGGTTGAAGTTGATTCCCATGAATGGCGTGAATGTCCCCAAATGCAATAGCCCCCGTCACGGAGACCTTGCCAGATGTCTGGAGCGGCATAAGCGGAGGGTCTGGCATTACAAAGATTCCTTGCGCCTGCGGATCACGACGGGCAATGCTTTGATAGCACGATGAATATCTCGCGGGTTCATGGTTGAAAATGGCGCAAGGCCATGCATGATAAGCGTTCTACGGGCCTCGGGCGTCAACTCAATTGTATTCAACTGAACTGATTTGCCATATAGCGGAACAGGAAAATTCCATGTGCCGGTCTTTACTCCCTGATCACGCAACGTCTGGGCAATTTTTGCCGCCTCACGCGGCAGGGTGACTGAGTTCCTGCGAACAACATTGTCATCCGCCTGTCGAAGTGGCACTTGAAGTCCATTTTGCCAAAAACGATCTTGATCGTGATCGGCCAACGGCAATGCAATACGGTCGGCTCCCTGATGAGCAGCATTGTGCAAAGCCATACGCAGGGCAAGGTTTTCCCACTCTCCATTGTCACTATGCCCGAATGGCAAATCCAAGTAAGTGGGGAAGTGTGCGTCAAACAAATCATGCGTAGGCCAATCCGCATGCTCAAATGTCCTGACGTTGTCTCGCAGTTCCGCTTTCTTTTCCTTGTGCTTGCGCATGTCCTTTTTATCGGCCATGTCCCAAGGGTCGAAGTCTTCCTCCTGCACATTGTGCTTCTTTTGATGCCAATCGGATTGAACTTGATCCAACACGACGGAGATGCCGCCATGCGGATCTACCACATTGAATCCTTTGTAGTGGACAATGTGAGGGTCACCATGCCCCTTAACGGCTTGGTGATGAATTCCAAAATACGACAACCTTGGGTCATCCATCGTCATGCTGACTGCACCCGTATGTTCGGTCTTATTGCCTCCAACGCCATGACGTGACGGCATATATCCCTTTTGCCACATCCTCTCCATCGGCGTTCGCATTCCATATTGTTGCGTCAACAGGTTGCCGTAGATTCCTGAATTTAGTCCATCTTGATTCTGCATTGACAATTTAGGCAACTTTTGCGACATATATTGATGCCATTGAGACGGTGTCATGGCAGGCAGATTGTCATGCATATTTGGATGAAGACCGGCAAATGCCGCTTCTTGTTTGGAGACGCCACGCCCAATCATCTGGCGATACATGTCGGGCGCGGAAATAGGACCGACGTTTTTACGCCTCAAGCCCTCTGCGACACGCAATGAATGAAATCGCATACCTCCCAACTTGGAACGCACGGCTCCCGGATGGGCTGAGGCTGTTTGCGACCAGTTGGAATCAGATGAATCAAATCGTTCAAACCGTGGAAGTTGTCCCGGCGTAGCCTCGTTATCCATTCCAAAAGTTTCCTCTCATTGAAACACGAATGGGCAATGCCTTCATTGCGCGTACCATGTCGCGAGGATTGTCTGAACCCCAAGGAGTCAGGCCATTGCGAATCAAGTGCTCTCGCGCGGCTGGTGTAAGTTCCAGCGTTGACAGGGTTCGTTCAGGACCGCCACCAACTCCAATAGGCATCTTCCATTGTCCGCGCACTACACCGAGATCCTTCAGTGAGCGAGCGATCTTGTCTGCTTCCCGGGGTAGAGTTACGCCGTTGCGCTTCAAGACGTGCGTCCAACCATCGCCATACAGTTTTTGCTCTCGACCGTTTTGCCACCACGTTTTATCCGCCACGTCCGCATACGGTAGGGCAATACGATCAAACCCCTTGTGAGCGGCGACATGGAGAGCCATACGCAATGCTAGGTTCTCCCATTCGCCATTGTCCCGTTGACCGAATGGCAAATCTAGGAAAGAAGGTCGGCCTATTTTTTTATATGGATCATGCGCAGGCCAGTTTTCATCCTCAATGTTTACGATGCGTTTGCCACTTGGTGTAAATGAACTGCTTGACCCGCCGTTTTTCTTCTGATGCCAATCGCTTTGAACCTGCTCTACCGCCAACGTCTTGTCACCATTCGGCCCGGTGACGTCAAACCCTTTGTAATGCAATATATGAGGCGATCCGTGACCCTCTACCTCTTCATGTTGAGCATCATCGTGAATAGTACGCATCGGCCCACGGGTAAAATCAATTTTCAGACCTACTGCACCATCTGCCTTGTTCCTGTCTAAACCATGAGATTCAACGTGGAAACCGCGACGCTGCAATTTTTCGTGATCCAATGGACCCAAATTCCCTACGACGCCAAGATTCAGGCCATCTTGATCTTTCATCAATAGGGAAGGCAGATTGATTTGTAGATACTGTTGCCAACCCCTTGGGGTCATTAATGGTGCATATTTCCATCGGTTGGGATGCAAACCGCCCCATGCAAGTTCCTCTGGAGAAATCCCACGGGCAACAGCCTGTCGGTGAAACTCCTCTCCAGACATGGATCGAACGCCTTTGCGTTGCAACGCCTGTGCAAATCGCATTGAGTTGAACCTAATGTGCCCGTTGTCGGACGACATGACATGCATCTTTGGATCAGCGGATACAAATTGATCGGGATTCACCACTGCGCCATGATGCTGGTCGCTTGCTTGTTGCCAGTTCGCATCACGCAAATCGTAATGCTCAAATTTTGGCAGTTGCCCGGGGTTGTCCTGCTCGTTCATGCCCATGTACCTGTCCCGTCAAGCGATAGAGAATGACATCTGACCACTCGCGGCTGATTGCTGCTATTGAGATACGCAAATTCTATGACGTTATCTGCCCTTGTATAGAGATGTCCATGTGGTTTTGCGGCGTTCTGGGCAAGTATTGGGGATTCTGCACTGAACGTATAGGCTCCAGTGGCCTTATTCATTTTGCCAACGCGAACGTACCAGCGATTGTCATGGTACGCAGCCACGATGAGTCGCCCGTTTTGATGACAAGCAGCGATGGCTTCAGCCGAGCCGGGTATCTCGGTCAATCTCCAACTCCGCACAAATTGGTTTGACTTTCCATAAACAGGTTTAGTCCCTCGCAAATATACAACCTCGTGGAACTCTTCGGGGCGCAACCACGCAGATGGCATTCTGGCGTCCGTAGCGTCGTCAATGACCGTCTCCGTCTTGGCTGATGCGGGATCGGTCGGCTGTCCAAGGTAATCCCAGACTACCAACCCCGTGTTTGCAACGTAATGGTATAGGCACGCCCGATCTTGCCCATGCCGATACAGCGCAATGTAGGTACTCTCGCCAACCTGAACAACACCGCAACGGAAATAGAAACGTTTACGCCGTACCGTATCGTAATCCGCAGAGCCGCCTTGCTCAAACGAAACGGTAGAGGTGTCCGGCCCGGTAATTGCGTGCGGAAGAAGCGTCTGCGCATAACCAAATGCATCGCTCAGACCGGTGCCTCGCAGTTCCAACGTTCCGTTGATTGTCTGATTTAGATTTAGACGGGCGTCAACCTCCGCAAGCCCATTCTGGTCAAGAACCATTCCTACGGCCTGTGCTCGTCGGACTTGCCCGAGCCGTAGAACAAGTGCCTCTGGTTTGGTGATGTCATTCTTATGCTGGAAGACATCGCCGACTTTGCCGGGGCAGGATTCAAGACGATCATAGCCACCTTGCCACGGAATGCCTTGATCAATATCAGGGTTCGGGTCGTAGGCAATACGGTCAAGCCCTGTGACCCATTGGCCTTGCGCCGCATAGATGCTTGGCGGGTCCCAATACAAACCTCCACCCAGCAACCCCACCATTTTCCTATTGCGGTTGTAGTAACACAATGGGCCAGAAGATCCCGGCATGGGCGCGGCGATTGTCGCAGCCCAACCGGGCAGCAACGAGTTGGAGTTGATGCGATCCGCAAGCCACGTAATGGAGTTCTGCAACAACGTATTGGTTACAACGCCACTAACACCACCAGTAGTTTGTTGCCATTCACAATCCGACCATTCTGCGGCAATCAGTCTGCCGTCTAGGTCGCAGGTGAAACAATGACGCACATAGTGCTTCGTCGTGGTCGCAAACGGATCTTCCTCACCCGGTGGCGGTGGTGGCTCATCTGGATCGTGGAAGATGGTGTCAGGTCGTTGCTTGAACCAGTAACTGCCCTTGTCTCGGTCAGGATCGGGAACGTCGGGGATTGGTCGGCTCGGCAGGTTAGATACACGCACGGTCTCACCTATGCGGCGACATTTGATGTGATTGATGGTGTACGAGCGATTTGCGTCCGAGACAATCTTGATGTTCGACGCATACAACAATCCTGTTAGATACCCCTCCCCTATGCGGCGGTAGGAATCCTCTGAGCCACCCTGCGATGTCCAGTCCTCGTCATATGGATATGTGGTTTCCTGTGCGTCTACTGCTTGGGCACTGTTGCTTGGAGAACACATGTCAATCACAAAAGTGGCTGTGGCCCCGCCTCCCGGTGATTCCAAGGCATTGCCTAGCCGATCCTTTGTGTATTCCTTGGTTGGCGGAACTTCCCCCTCGGTTTCCGCTGTTCGTTCCACAATGACTTTAATCGGTGTCCCGGGACTATTGCTTCCAGTCTCCGTGATGGCGACCTCAAGGTATCTGTAACCCATCAATGGCTGATACTGCAAGGTTGTGCCTGCAAACGACCTCTGAACGCCATACGGGCCACCGGTGACTGCCGTATCCGTTCCCGTAAAGTTGGTTGTCGCCTGTGGTATCGAGAGGGACAGCCCAGCCATCTTGCGGTCTTTGACAAGATAGTACTTGTCCATCTTGCTGATGGCGGGATCGTACATATAGATTGCACCGAATTGGTTCGGGATGCTATGAGAGGCTTCGGCTACGACCGCCAATGGGTCACCTGTGAGCACCTGTACAATGCTGTTTTCGTATCTAAGGGTGCGAGACTCTCCAAAGGTAGTTTGAAACGGTGGAGTGTCTACCAGTTCGTTTGCCCTGAAATACTTGTCGCTTGAAGCATCAGGGAATGGAGACTCCATGGCGTTGCGTTTTGCTTGCAGGTCATAGTCAAGGCGCACCGCTTTCCACATATATGCGTTGGCTTGCGCAAGGTCGGCCCAAAATCCGCTTGGGTCCGGCGTTAGCGCACGAAGGACAATAGTTGCGCTGGTTCCGCTCCCGTTTGATGCTGTTGCATTGCCACTGGGCGCACTAACCGATTTGTCGGCGGCAATGTCCGCTCCACGCCAAGTTCCACTCGTATATGCCGTGGCGGTGATCTGCGGATGGCTGCAAGAAGTGGCTCCTTGGATTGTCGCATTGAGAGTAATTCCATCAGGCAACGGAAGTTCAGGACGTGTCGTAATCGTGCCCGACATGATCGCCTTTGTCTCTCCAAGTTCAACCTCGTATAGGTAAGTGCCACCTCGCTTTAGACGATAAAAAATGCGTACCGAAGAGTTGTGTGGTGGATCAGCATCAAAGTTTGCGCCAGTGCCTGACGAGCCTCCCTCGTTGTGCGCAATACAAAGTTCGGCGTCAAACTCAGCCTTCCATTTTCCATTGCGTGTGACATCGGCTTGCAATGGGTTCGTACCACTGTTAGACGCTACAAATGTCTCCTTTTCCTCAACAGTGCGACTTTCCCATATTGTTGAAAACGTAGCCCTGAAACCATATTCGTATATTGCAGGATCAGGATTGGTGCCACCGGGAGGCACGGGAGGCCCGATCATAAAGTCGTACCAGTTTAGCGACCCGAATGGAACACTGAGAGAACCACTGCATCTAACTCTTCGCACCGGGAAGGAGCACTCTTCAGGCGGCAACAATCCAGCCCACTGCGTATCCATTGTGCGCCCGCCAAATGTGCCCCCACCCACCATTCGCTCTTCACGCAGGACGGTAACGCCACCCTCGCAAGTCTCGCCCGTTAGCAGGTTCGCATTGCTCTCTTGAATTTGAACAAGAGAGCCAAACCGGTATCCCTCCAACACTGCATTGACCGAGGCTATAGCCGATCCGGTGACGCTGGCACTGGCTCCGTTGGCGAGGTTTGCCTCGGCGGACGTGGCTACCAGCCCATACGCTGCTGCGGTGCCTGTTTTACTAATTGTTGGTGTTACTAACGCCGTGCTGTTCGCAAATGTGTTTACGACGGACCGATGCACCACCATCCCGGAGACGTTCGCATTGGCTCGCCCCTGACGCGAGACAAGCCCCGTGCGTATGCGCACCGCAGTGGCTGTCGCCGTGGCCGTTGCGTTTCCACTGCTGGTTGGTTGCACAATAACCTGCGCGGCAGTGATAGCAGTAGCACCTGCGCTGATGTCTGCGGAGGTGACGGCTCCCCGTACACCAAGAGAGTCAGCAAAGGCGGCACTGCTGATGGATGCGTCTGCGTTGGCGGTGTTCTGCGTAGACGCGCTTGCCGTCGCCATGCATTGGGCATCGGCCTCAGCGTTCTGCAATCGAGTGCCCGTGGTGTCAAAGATTGCGGCACTTGTTGCGTTTGCTGTTGCGTTTTGAAGCCGGAGGGCATCCGCGCTTGCCGATGCCGATGACTGCACACTGGCATCTGCGGTGGGCACTTTGACAGCGTTAGATACTGCAAGGGCTTGACCATTTGCGTCGCCTTGCGCATTCTGAAGTCGAACACCCGTGGCTTCCCTAAATGCCGATGCACCGCTGTCTGCCGTTGCGTTTTGCAGCCTTGTGCCAGACACACTAGCAGATGCGCCCGGCGTTGCTACAGCCGCACCAGTAGCGACGCGCACAACGAGTGCTTGTGCTGTAGAAATACTTCCTGACGAGGCCGCCGCGATGTTCGTCAGGCTTGCAGACGCGCTGGGTGTGGCGATTGAAGAAGGAGTCGCAGAGCCTGTCTTGACTGGAACCCCAGTGGCCTGCGTTGTTGCCGTTGATGTGCTGAATGCCGTGCCGTCAACCGTCGTGCTACCGGAGTAGGTAACATCTATGTTGACATAATCAACATTTACGGAGTAGTTTGGCTGATCTGCGGCCTCGCACCAGATTTCAACGCCGAAATCGGAATCGTTGATATCAGTGGACGTAAGACCTGCCGCCCATGTATCGGATGTTCCGCCAAGAGTAAAAGTTTGTTCTTCGTTTGACGGGATGCTGAAGGTTTTCGCATCGCCTACCGTGTTGCCATTTGCATTGCGTAGTTGGGCTTTAAAAACTTCGTCAGGGTTGGATAGCCCAACGTAACCACCACGGATGGTGACCGTTATGCCCTGAACAGTTACCGATCCTATGTTGAAACCAAACTGGGTTGCAACTAGGCGTCCTGATATTCCATTGCCCGACGAAAGCGTTGCATTGCTTGTATCGTCTGCAACTATGTTGCCGGGATTGGACCACGTCGCTCCACCCGGAGACGGGGGCGACGTAGCCGATCCCGAGGCTGGGAAAGTCGCCCCCGTGCTAGGCATAATCTACCTACTGAAGCGTAATTGTCAGGTTGTTCGCAAGGAACTGAAAGATATCCCCGCTTGAGACTGACTTGGACGCCTGCAACACGCCTTTGTACAGACAATTAGGCGTTCCGCTGTTTGCATCCCAGATTGCAAAATGACTAACTGTCGCCGTCCATGTGACAGTTCCGCTGGAAGGAAATTGAATAGTGTTTGCGTTCCGAGCACGCCAGTCTCCATTTCCATCCTGATCCACAGTCCATCCACCAGTTAGCGAGACGTCACGTCTCGCATAATTGCCACCACTTACCTCGTTGCTTGCACCGGTCTCGCCCGGGTCGGCCGTATGCAATGAAATCCACACGCTGGTCGGCTGGGTAGGCATTGAGTTGCTAGCCGAAAAAGACCACTTGACAACCTTCTCTTCCATGTAATTGGAAAATGCGCTCATCAGTTCACCTCACCTTTCAAGTATACGCCACAACAAACTCGGCCTGATCTTACACCCTGTCAACGCGCAACCCATCACGCTTGCCCACGCGAATCATTGCATCGGGATACGGATCGCGCACATCGTCCGCTGTGGGATCGTAAAACCATACCGTTACACGGGCGTTTTCATCCACACAAGGATACCGGCGATCACGTCCACGTAAAGCATCGGCGTACTTGCGCTTCACGGCAGCGAGCGACTGAAACTCTTCCGCTTCATCGGCATAAGGGTGGCTGTACGAGCCACCACCGTAGAAAACCGCATAACATCTCATCGCACCAACTCCTCAAATTGCCTTAGTGCTGCCTCCACGCAATAGGCGGCGAAAAAGATTGCATGACCGGCAGAAGCCGGAGTTGCGTTTGTCTCTTGTTGCGCATACAGGACATTGGGAACCCAATCGTCTTCCCAACGATGACGTAGATCGCCGTATGCATCAGTGTCCTTGGCAAGGCAGTCGAACGCCTGCTTGGTCAGTGTCCGAAATGTTTCCGAAATCTCTTCAATATTAGCCATCGCTTGCAACCTCTGTGCCCGGGAAAAGCCTCTCGTACAGATCTTCCGGTAGTACTACTCCTTCGTCGGTGTCCACCCATAGATCGGCCTGACGAAGCCGTGCATTGATCATTTCAATTAGCATGGTGCGCAAACCGTAGGCGGCGTGTGTCGTGACCTCCACGTCAACTAGTACAAGATCGTCCCACCATTGCGGAGTCACGTCTACTAGTATGCCAATCTCGTTGTTTGACAGTTTGGCTACGACGTGGGCGACTGGACTGTCGTCTAGCCTATCCTCGGCTGGTCGTCGTTTGTACGACTGCACAATGGATTGGCACAATGCCAAACCGTATTTGTGTTGCACGTCTAGTGGGATTTTGAGGGTCATACCGCAACCTCCTTGATGTTTGCGCGGATGATGGCACCATTTGCGCCTAGTGTGTAACGTGCCTCCTGATTGAGGTAGTCATCCACGGAGTTCTCCCGCAAGAAGAAAGCGGGGAAGTAGTTGTAGATCAACTTTACGATCTGCTCCAAGGCCGACAGGTTTTCCCGGTCGGCCCGCCCGATTGCATTTTTGAGGTCGTTGTCCAGCACCGCCGTCAGAAACCCGCCGACCGGTTGCCCATCGCTCAGGAACTGCTCCAGAGCATGCAATGTGTGTGACGGAATCAAACCATACTGGTCACTATTCAGTTCAAAATTACCGAAGGTCATTGTTTTTTTCCTCTTCGCTTTCTGTTGTTTCAAGTCGCACTTGAACGATCTTGATGTTGGCGATTTCGTTTTGAAGCACCACGAACCTGACATGGTGAACTGCAAGTTCCGACTGCATTTCAATCATTTGTCCGTAGCGCACAATCGTGTTTAGCGCATCGGCCTCGGCTTCGATGAAGGTTGATCGTGGCTGCGCATTGACTACGGGTTGGTAGCCCTCCTCACGGCAATGGCAGGCAATGTAATGGTTGTAGCCCTGATCGGTGTCATAGTCGCCCATGGTCGTCGCCACGTGGAAGTCCGTGGCGACGCCATCAATGACGATGGTTCCAACTGAAGATTTAGGCGGGATGATTGTCTTCATGGTTTTTCCTACAGCCCTTCGGGATAACCTTCGCGTGGATCAGCCCATACGGGTTCGTATTCGGAATGACATTGCCTAGGATCTGCTCGTACCAGTTCATGGTCGGCTTCACTGTCCTCGCTTAACTGCCAGTAGCCGAAGCACGCGCCGTCGCCCTCATGCGATCCAAAATACCAGCCCTCGGGCGCAAATCCGTTGAGGTAGTCGTAGAGCAGGTCAATCCATTGCGACGCCTCGTCCTGATGCTCTTGGTTGTTTTCAAAATATGCATCGGACGGATCGGTGCTGTCAATGAACTTTTTGATGTTTTCCAACTGGATGCGATTGACGACGATTTCAACGAAGCCTTCGGTCTCGGGAGTCGTCAGCAAGTTGACAACAGCAGTCAACGCAATTGTAAAACGTTGCAACAGATCTCGGGTGCGCAACGTACCGTTCGAGACCTCGCCGATTCGCTCGGCTTGCTCGGGTGTCAGATGTAGGCTATGCATTGGGTTCTCCTTGCCCCGTAGTGCGGGGACGGCTGAATGATACAACCGCCTGCCCATGTTGTCAAGGCCCAATCTTTTTTTTCTTTGGGCTTGACAACGCCGGGAACTGGTAGTAACATGGTCGTGTCAGGGCAGAACGCCCTTGCAAAGGAGAATTACGATGGATAACAAGCACTCGCTTGGCTCGTCTGTGGAGCCGTTGTTCAAGGTTGTGCGCAATCTGAAGGGCGTTGCGCAACACGCTGTCAAGAGTCCTGAGTCGGCCAATTTCCACCTTCAAATGGCCAACTTTGCGGCAGATAGCATTCTCAGTGAATCCGTGTTTCAGTTTGTAAAAGCGTACCTGAAGGCTTGCGACGACGAGGTTGTGGCACACAACACCGCCGCTACTGACGCCAAGAAGAAGGCTGCCTTGCGCCGTTTGGCCAAAGAGGCAGAGATTGGGTTCAATGCCGCCCTTGCGTACCATGAAGCGTTGCGGTTGTCCCACCAAGTTCACAACCCTACGAACTACCGATAGTCACTGTAGCCGGGAGGTGGTTCGCCATCTCCCGGCAAATCAAGGAGAACAAATCATGCGAGTTACCAAGACTGAATTGCTTGCCCGAGCGCAACGAGCCGGGCTGTATGTCACCGAGTGGAGGCCCGGTGACGGCGTCATTCGTTACCGCTTCCACCTCGGCCCGTCTGATTACCACAGCGGCAACCATGTAGGCAAGGCGTTGGGAATCAGGGAAGCATCCCTATGGCTGGATGGCTGGATTGCCGGTGCCGAATACACTGGGACAAATTTGCCGTAACCATTGACAACCCCGTACAGCCCCGGTATCATCTTGGTGTCGGGGCAGAATACCCCGCAAGGAGAAAGACATTGGCTAAACAGATTTTGATCGGCGATCTCAAGGTGGAGTTTGAGACCTACAGTGGCGACGCAAAAAACAAAGTGCGCCAAGAGGTGCCCACCATCGCATTTTGCTGGGACACCAAAAGCATCATCGTAGGGTACAGCCCTGCTGGCACTTCGACGTTCCGTGAGTTCCATGGCCATGTCTTGCTGGTTGACAGGCCGAACCTGCGAGCGCATGCGTCTGCTGTTGATTTCCTGCGCAACCATGCAGACGAAATCACACGGATCAGCGCAGCGTACGAAACCGTGTGGGACGGCAACAACAATGTGGCACGATTCGGCAACGAGTCTGAAACGCGCATATTTTTGCAGAATCAGGCAGAGCAATGGACGTTCGATGTGAACGAATGGAGGCGATATCAATGCGGAAAGTAATGGACCACGCTATGTACCAACGCTTTCTGCGACGGTTGTCGTCGGATCGGATCAAGTGGATTGCCCGAGACGCCGCTGAGGCGGCCAAGGCGAATCCAGAGGGGATCAACACAGACTACTACCTTGACGAGGTCGCTTATTGTTTTAGCGAATTGGCACGCCGCGAAGGATTACCATCCGGCAAGAGGAAATTATGAAAACACAGGATTGCGCACTAGGCTATGCCGAGTTGTGGGTGCTACAGCAGGCGTCCGACAACGCAAGACTCGCCCGTGCAATGGATGACCGGTCTCCGCACGGCAGACATGAAGCACCGGGATACGAAGAAAGGATGGAACGTTGGAAGAGATACCAGAAACTCGGTTTCAGATACCGATTGGGCTGAAATGGCTGGGCATGGTTATTACCATGTCGAATCTTGCTGACAGCGAGGTGCATGAGTTCGCTGAGTCGTTTATCGAGAGCACGAACAAGGACGGCAAGGGATCGGCACGGCAGATGCTCGCTTCGCATACCGTGGACGAAATTCGATCTAGCGTGATCGGCAGTTGCATACGCCATGCGTTTGACGACCTGCGTGAAGATCAAGAGGCGTTTTTGGTCGAATTGCAGATTGTCGGCATTGCGCCGATCAAGACGCTGCAATGCAAGACCATCCCGACCAATATCAAGCGTAACAAGGGGTAGTGTTTGCGATTTGACAGTTTTGTCAACGCATGGTACAAAGACCTCGTGGCCCCGGCTACGGGGTCTTCGCACAGGAGAACAGAGAATGCAGATACCAGATAGCGTCAAGGTTGGAGTTATGAAACTCAAGGGCAAGGATTATCTGCCCGTAGCGTTCAGGTTGGTGTGGTTCCGAAATGCACACCCCGGGGGACGGATTGAATCTGATTTTCTTCAGATTGACATAGAGGGCGGATTTGCCGTCTGCCGCGCATCGGTCTACGACGCCGACGGCAACCTTTTAGCCACTGGCACCAAGCAGGAATCGCGCAAGGACTTCCCCGACTTTTTGGAGAAATGCGAGACCGGTGCCATTGGACGAGCACTAGGGATTGCGGGATACGGGACACAGTTCATGGCAGACGAACTGGACGAGCGAGACCGATTGGCAGATGCGCCGGTGCAACGGACACGGGCTGCCGAGCCGGACAAGAAGGAAGATGTTCAACGGTTGGCTCAGGCAGTTCGCACGCTGATTGTGGAGCAGGGCCTTGCAAAAGCGGATGATCATGCGGAGCAGAACAAGGTGGTCAAGATGATGCTGAAAGACCGCCCGGTGAATGCACAGACACTTCAGGATCTGATTGTAAAACTGACGAAGGAAGGGAAATAAGATGGGAATCGTACGGATTGGAGAGGATTTGTGGGACGAGGAGACCGGCGAGTACGCTGGGCCAGTAGACGGCGCATTGGACGCCACCGGCGTTCAGACCGAAGATGATTTGCTTGTTTTCATGCGTCGCCTGTTGCGGTATGAGTCGGATGTGGCGGCGGCAAAAGCCGAGTTGCAAACGATTATCGCAAATGCGGAGAAGATCATTGTTGAACGCGAGCGGAAACGTGATTGGTGGCTTGAGCGTTACGAGCAACAGGCCAAGCACGTCGCCGATAGCCTGTTGCCCCGAAAGGCCGATGGCTCATACGCATCCAAGACGCACAAAACCCCGTTCGGCACGATCTCGTTTGTCACGCGAGGGCAGAGCGTTGCCATCAACGACGCCGAGGGAGATGCGATTGCTTGGGCAGAGCAAAACGTGCCCGAGGCTGTAAAGGTTACCAAGAAGGTTCTGATCAGCCAATTGCCGACAAAGGAATGGATTGCCGAGGGGCGTTGCCCAAGCGGCTTCGTGATCGAAGACGGCTATACCATAGCCAAAATCAAAACTCTGGATAAGGATGTATAACTTAGCCATGGCAGTTATCGCCGTACCAATCGTTGCGCTGGCCATCCTGATCGCATGTGTGATCAGGGTGGCTGGCTGGTGGGAACAACGGGATCATCCCGATATGGAGGATTGGCATGATTGAACGACGTTTCAACGTCCATCTGAATGACGTGAAGTCGGTGGAGGAACTTTGCGAGTCCTATAAAGCGCTGCAGAGTCAATCGCTCTCGGTCTGCGCTTTTTTGTCCGATGAGTTTCGTGCCTCGGAGGACTGCTGGAAGGCTCTGACGGCAGACACTACGCCGTGGAGGATGCCTGACGGCGACTGGACGAACGCACACGTGGTGTACCTTGATCCCCGCCCTGAGCCTGTTGCGGTTGCCAGTCCAGCAGCCAAGAAACGCTGATAACAATATCGGCCACCGTTGGCGGCCTACATACTACGGCGTGTTTCCTCCTTTCCGCGCCGTGGTTCTCCCCTCCTAGTGTTTTATCCTTTCCGCTGGGAGGGGATTGATTTTTATGGCAGGACAGAATGCAAGACGTTACCAATGTACGTTTGTCCACGCAAGAGCCGTGGACGGTAGCACACAACAGTGTCATGTTCGACGCTGAAATTTCAATGGCGGCACGTCTGCTTTGGCTTGCCTATAAGTCGCATGCATGGTCTGGGAACTGTGTATTTCCGAGTCGCAAGCGGCTGTCGGAGATGGTCGGTTGCTCGCTCCGGACCCTTGACAGGGCCAACGACGAACTGGAATCCCTTGGCCTGATCCAACGTTCAAATCGCTTTTCGGAGGACGGCGCACAAAGGACAAACGAGGTCGTCGTGTGCACTCCAGCAGACTTCGCCCCCAGCGTCAAAAACGACACGGGGGGGAGCAAATTTGACGCCCCCCCAGTGTCAAATTTGGCGCACATAAATAGACGAAATGAAATAGATAGTAATCTACAACGTAAAACTATACTAGAAGGCTTACCTAGGCCCGATAACGATCAGGACGAGCACGAGTACACCCCGGATCGAAAAGCCCTGTACCGTGCATTCTCGACAGCACGCCACATTGTTGGCGAGAGGTTCCCTCTGTCCGTACTGGACAAGTTCCGTGCCGAACTGGACTATCTGATTGAGGCGAGACGGACCCCAGCCGAAGTTGCCGCTGCCACCCGCAATGCCCTTCAGCGGTGGTCTAGTCCAGCGATGGTTACGTTCCGCAGCGTCGTTGGGCATTTTGATGCGCTCCTTGAGGAGCAAGCCAAGCAAGCCGAACCAACCAAGGCACAGAAGATTGCGACGGCTGAAGCGAACGGCCTCAAGCGTGCCCGGATGAACGCATTGCGAGGCGATCAGGCGAGTTTCCTTGTCCTTTCGGACGAAGATCAGCGAAAGATCATCTCGCACGTTGAATGGGACATACGGCTACGATTGTTGGACGGGATTGACTGGGTGGACAACGCACAGGACGGCGTAATCCATGCGCTTTCGTTCAGCCCAGACGCTTGACAACATAGTGGTATTGCGATAGTGTTGTTTGCGCCATAGCGCAGGAGGTTGATATGAAGAACAGAGATATCGTACGCGGTAGGTTGTTGGAGGTTTCCCAGATAACCACAAGCATATGTGTGGCAATTCGTGATTTGGAGGCACTAGGCAAACACTGGGTTGCGGAAGAGCCACATAATCCGCAAGCGCAATCGTTTGCACGCCAAACGCAACAGATGCGACTGACTCGCGCCGATTTAGGCGTGTTGGCGAACAACTGCATTTCCGCTTTGGATGTTGATGAGTTCAAGAAGTCAAAGCGTATATGCGGGAAATGAATGACATCCGTGCATTCTGCACGGAGATCCGCAAACTAATGGAACATGCTCCCGGCCCTGAATGGTGCGATGTGGACGAAGAGGCATGGCGGCTATTGATCGAACTGTGCAAGCGGATCAGCGACCGGGGGATTCGGTTTAGGGACTCGCACGGCACAGGATGGAATGCCGAGGGTTGGCAGGTAATGTTTTTCATCCGAAACAGCCAGTTTCGACCCAAATGGGACGCCCTTGAGAACAAGGTTCGCGAGGTGTACAGGATGCAGGTAATGGCGGGAAACGAAGCAGATGTTCGCCGCCATGTGATCGCCCCGGCCCCACCGGCCAACAGGCAACTTGAGTCGCCTTCGCAGCCTATGCTTGGGCAGGCCGCAGGGTCGGAGGAACTACCAGCATGGCTTGAAGAGTTCCCAAGCAAGGACCATGGCGGACCGTTTGATCAGATTCTGCTTCGGCCACTGTTGAAACTGTCTGATTACGAGGCTCGCAAGGCGTGCAGGATCATCAAAGCCGAAAATGATAAATGGGAACGGGAAAAGAGGGAAGCCGCCAACAAGCCCAAGTACGACCGAAGCGATCAGGATGCATACGAGTCACGTCTGAAAAAGGCCGTACGCCATCTACAGACGAAAGGGGAGTAATGAGCAACCGCAAATCAGGGATGATGAACATACTCATCCAGATGGACAAGGAGATGGTCAACCTCTACGGGTTGCCATCCTACGAGACACCCGGTAGTTCAGGAATGGACATCAGGGCATCGGATTCTTGTGTTTTGGAGCCACACGAAACGAAGGCAATTCCGACAGGAATCAGGCTTGCTGGTTTGCCAAGGCAGACCGAAATTCAGATTAGATCTCGGAGTGGGTTGGCATACAGACATGGCGTACATGTCCTGAACTCGCCGGGAACAATTGATTCCGACTACCGGGGCGAGATCAAGGTAATCATGCACAACACAAGTGACAAGCCGTTCATAATGGTGCGAGGCGACCGAATTGCCCAAATGGTGCTGACGCCTATTCTGATTGCTGAATTGACGCTTGTTGAGGAACTTGATGCCACGGAACGTGGCAATGGCGGGTTTGGGAGCACGGGTACTAAATGACAATGCGGAAATGCATCAAGCGGGCTGTCTACTCGGGAGAGTGGTTTCGACCCAAGTCGCTGCGCGGGGCTGGATGGGCGTACGGCATCAACGAACATGGATATATCGTTGAGATGCCACAGGTCAGCAGACCGGGCATGAGGGGAGGGTGTCTCTGGGAGCCGCATTGCGAGACGATTCTGGAGAAATGGGAGTTGGTAGACCCGGATACAGTCGTCTGGGAGGAGAATCCGTGAGGATGACCGGATCAGAAGCGATAGAAGCCCTTAAGCGAGGCAAAGCCGTTCGACGGTGCATGTGGACGCCGGGAACGCATTTCAAAGCGTTTACTTGGGACGAGGAAGGGGCCGAAGATTTGGACGGAGGCCCTTGCGATTTTGATATCGTAATTCACGGATCGGCGATCTTCATGGACGACGCACATAACTACCCCGGTTGGATTGCGGCCTCGTTCCTGCACGACGACTGGGAAGTAGTGGAGTTGGCGGAATGACTGGGCCGGAAGCATTGCAAGCCCTGCGCAACGGCAAGAAAATCAAGAGGCAACATTGGGGTGAAGGAGTTCATGCCAATGCTGTTTGCTTCCATGGAGAAGGATGCATCCTGTATGGCACGGATGAATGGAATCCAAACTCAATAGATTGGATTGATGACAAAGGTGTAGTCATAACTTCATATGCCAAAGGAATATTCCTCTCTGAATTGTTGATGTACGACGACTGGGAAGTAGTGGAGGTTGACAAATGACTGGACCGGAAGCCCTGCAAGCCCTTCGGGAGGGAAAACGGATACGGCGGGAATACTGGCCCGATGGCCAATACCTGTTGGCAAAGCCCGAAAAATACTACCAGTGCTGGGCGTTCTACATGCATTCCGAAATAGATGGGGTCACAGAGGAACGCACAGTGCTTCATGGCGGACCTTACATCCTCGGTGAACTGATGGAAGACGAATGGCAGGTTGTGGAATGAACGGAAACTGGGGTAATTCAGACGGGCGCACTGCGTCTTTGGTGTGGGCGACGCCTAATGCGGAGGCACTAATCGCCTACATTGCGCGGGTTAGTTCGTCCAATCAGGAAAACCCTGAATACTCTCGCCTGTTCAAATATCTTGTAGAACATAACCATTGGTCGCCTTTTGAACACGCCACAGCATGCATTGAAATCAACACGACACGGGACGTGGCCGCGCAAATACTGCGGCATCGGAGTTTTTGCTTTCAGGAGTTTTCGCAACGATACTCCTCCAAGATAAAGCCTCCTGCCTTGCCGGAAATGCGTATTGCTGGAACAACGAATCGTCAGTCCAGTATTTCGCAGGAACTTACACCGGGGCAAAAGGCATCGGTTGAACGTGCTGAGTGTTTGATGCATCGAACCTATGAGGCCTATGTTGACATGGTCGTCATGGGAGTTGCGCCTGAGTCGGCAAGGTCGGTACTGCCACTGTGTACGCCGACGCGCATGTATATGACTGGCAACGTGCGCTCTTGGATTCATTACCTAAAATTGCGTCTGGATGAGACTACACAGAAGGAGCACAGGGAGGTCGCTCAGGCGGTCAAGGCAATTCTGGATGAATGTTTCCCAACAATCATGCAACTGGTGTTCTCCAAACATAGTTAGACAAACCGTGTTTTGCTAAACGATGTCATCGTATGACCGTGCGTTTTATGATATGCATGGGCTGACAACAATGCGACCGAACTATTTCCGTTACCTGTCCGATGCACAGAAGCGCAAATTGCACGACGACGTGGAATCGTGGTTGCGTGGCATGACACCGCCCCCGGAGGAAGTTCGACCGGCATTGGTCGGCATGGCTGCCAACGGCCTGACCAAGGTGGACGCTGAAATAATCTTGCGGGACGAGGGAGTTCTGGACGACGATGCATACATACCTGCGACTTATTGGTATGGCATGCGCCGCCTTGCAGAATCCGGCTCTGGGCTGCCGTCCCACGTCGTCGCCAGACGCATGTTGTTGGAGGAAACCAGCGTGGGCGCGGTGCAGCGGGGCAAGGCCCTGTCCAAGGCATTTGATGCAGTCGCCGAGGCTGTGTATATGGGCGACCATGACCGATCCGCAACACTGATCAAACTGGCAGAGGCAATCAGGCAGGACGAAGCGGTCATATCCGCAATGGATGCTGGTGAAGACGTAGAGGCAGCCATGTCGTCTGGCAGACCGGCACCAGAACGTGTTGCAAACACGTTGAGCATCAGCGCACTGGATGAACTAGCGCATCTGATACGGGGTATTGATGAAAACGCCACGACCGACTGAGAAACAGGTTGAGTCAGTTGCGACCCAATTGTTGTGTGCCTGCGGTTTCGAGGTTGTGACGGTAGGTGGCTCTCGTCCACAAGGGCAACGGGGATACGTTGGAAACACAGTGGGAATACCCGACAAACTGGTTCGGCATCGAACTTGGCCCCGTGGAATCTGGCTTGCGTTGGAATTCAAGCGAGGCGAGAAAGAGGCCGAATCCATGCTGCATCAGGCAGACGCACGAGGAATAGCACAGACTGAAATATGGAAGCGTGGAGGATCGTGGGTGGTGTGGAATGCCGATCAGGCACTGCAAGCCGCCTACGTTGCCACCAGATGCCTTGCGATGCCGCAATGGCCAAACATATGCAAACGCATCGGGGAGTTGCTGGATGGACGTCTGGGTTGACGGTATGTGGATTCCAAGGCGATTGCCGGAGATGGTGCTGGATCGAATCAAGCAGGTGCCGAAAATCCCATACGCCAGAAATCGGATGTACGCATCAATCCGTCTGCTGACATGGCTGGCGCAACATCAGACACGGGCATACCGTGGCACTTCAACTGCAACCGCATTGGTGTCAACCGAAACAGTGTGGGCGAGGTATGTGCCGTCCGTTTTGGCAGATCATTGCGGTGCACCACGGGCGCACGACATAGCCGTTGCGTGCGAGGCTGCGGGGCTAGTCGAATTGATCAGGCAGAAGCATCGCATCGTCCAATTACGAATCCATCCTGATGCATGGCTTGAAATGTGCGCATCATGCGTTGACAGGGAAGTGGTTTCGGGATAGCATTCATTACCTAAAACAGAGGGGGTACGTTATGTACGTTGAATCAGGTCCGGAATTGATGGTGACACCAGATGTGGTGGAAGAGGCTTGCCTAGATCCTGTTGCGGTAGGATCGGCACGAATTCGGCAACTACTATCCAAACTGGACAACGATATGCTGGATATCCGCAATCAGATTGATATCGCGGCAAGGCGTTTGCGCGAGGATGGAATCAAATCCGACGAAGGCTGGTTTCGGTCGGCGCAAAAGGCGTTGCGAATCAAGCAGACCCAGCACGACAAACTGAATCGCGCCCTGTACGATGCCCGGACAGCCGAGAACGCACGTCCTATTATCACGTCCGCATCTACGCCCGAGCAGTACGACATCCGCATTGCGTTCTACCATGCGGCCCGTGAGATCCTGCACGAAGAGGACTTCCGGGACATCATGGCGACTGCACAGCAGGCCATCAGCAAGCGAGAGGTGACGTTTGCGTAGGAGGTTGACATGCTGGACACCATAACCACGTTGATCTTCACTGCGTTTGTGCTGGCAACCACGTATGTCTCGTTGCTGCTTCAGGGGAGGGTCAAACACCTTGAAGGCAAACTGCATGCCCTGACTCGCTACAACGGCCTAAAAGGGTCGTACATGAAGGCCGGGAAGAACGTGTCTATCACATGCTTGGCAACATACCGGCTGAAGGACGCAACGTACTGCGTCGTGGAGAATGCCTCTTCCGCAGGTACGACCGTGTACTCCATTCCGCTATCACGTGTCGTATGGGACGGCGACAACAACGACGTCTGACACGCCAAAAAAACTTATCGTCTTTTTTCTGTACGCCCTTGACAACACTTTGTCTTGGGCGTATAGTCATTTCATCGGATCACCGATACAGGAGAACTACGATGAGCATTCTGCGAGCAACCGACCCGAACTTCAAGCCGACCCTCCAATTCAGCGACAACGACCAAGACCTTGAAAACGTGATCGCCGTTCTTGAAACCTTGACACCTGAGCAAGCCCGAGCGATTCAGATTGCGTTTACCTTCAAGCAGAACTTTGGACGGCATCGCTCAGTCTTGGGCATTAGGCCGATTCAGGCACAGGAGGAAAAGGTTGAAGACGATTACGATTACTACAATGAGAAGTTGGGTGACGCACTCCGCCAAGCCCGGTATCGCAAGTAGCAGATATTGAAACGACGACAATACAGCCCGGGCAACCGGGCTACCCATACAGGAGAACTACGATGAGCACCACGACCACCATTGAGACAATCAAAGGCACAGTTTTCGCCCAAGTGAACTGTGGCCTTATCACGAGATACCGGGAGCAACACTTTGAAGGTACGCACGACGACATGGTTGCACTGTGCATGGGGTGGAACAAGGAACTTCAGGACAACGGCTGGTCCTATGTTTGCATTTGGTGGCTGCCTTATGGCGAGTTTAGTTGGAAGCCCATTCTGGAGGTTGGCAAAAAGCACAAAGGCTAATGCCAAGATTGTTGATGTCAAAGGCTCGGGCAACCGGGCCTGTTCTTTTGAAAGGAGTAAATCAATGTCTGACGTGAATTGTTTGGGTGCTACCGGGATAGGCTGCTTGATCGTATGCGCCATCCCGGTAGTCCTGTTCGGTGGTTGTGTGGCAAGCGTATTCCTGCCAAGCAGTGGCAGCACAAATACACAGACCGTGACGAATGTGTCGGCAAAGATCGGTGACGTCGTCAACCTCCATAATGGAATTGAGTCCGCTCCAGTCACAGTGTTTGCATCTGAGAAGATTGCCTCGGACTTTCTTGGAGCCATGGGGCGCAAGGACAAGGAAGGCGCACTCAACATCTGGCTTCAGGGCGGCATGTTTGAGACTCCATCCCGAACCCGTGTGCGCATTCTGGGATACGGCGGATTCCTGTCTGGATTGACGCATGTCAGGGTGCTTGAGGGCCAGCATTATGCCAAAGATGGATGGGTCCCGGGCGAGTGGATCAAGAAGCCCTGAGGGCTTTCTGCGCTCTTCTTTGCCACATATCAGTCCACATGTGGAAACGGTGCATATCCAATGGCGTGAAATAGGCGCACAGTTCACCTCCTGCCTCCCAAGAGTCACGAGACTGGGTTGTGCGCCCTCCACGCTTCATCACTACATCCATGCCTCTACGCACCGGGATGCGGAACAAGCCGTCCTTGAACAGAACTAGAATCCAGCCCAGTTCTGCGTAACGCTGGATCGCATGAACCTTGCTTGCGCTGATCATGTATTCAGGCCAATGATCATGGGTGAAATTCCTGCGTTTCAACTCGCCGACATGCACCAGTTGATCGCCACGGTGCCACATGTAATCCACGTGTGCACCTACCGGTGTCTGAGTCAACCGCAGGTCTGGGCAGTGCCAACTGGTCTGTATTTGAAGGAAATCCTGCACAACGGTTTGCACCGCTCGGTCTCGTTCTTGTTCGTATTTGGGCTGTCTGTACATGCCCTTGTGTTACCATCAGCCGTGGCTTGTGACAACGGGATGCCCGTGCGTACATTGCAGTGCCGTGTTAATAACGATATTATGCCAAGGCCCGTTCTTGGGCAGGAGACATTGAATGAATGATACAGTTCGACGTTACAAACTGAAAACGCCCGAGATTTACCGGCGTTGGGCCGAAGTGTTCCCAGAGAAGGGCCGTCCTGTACTGCGTGACATTGCAGCCGCTTCCGGTGTGTCCACAAATAGCCTGTCCGTTGCCCTGCGGGGAATTGGCAATGTGCTCCCCGGTACGGCAGATCGCCTTGCCAATGTGCTTGGTTGCACCGTGGTGGACATTGCGGAACCGGTTGCGTTCACTCCGATTGTCCCGCAGACAACCCGGCGAGTGGTTGCGATCACGTTTGCCATGGACACTGATCTGATGGGCGACCTCAACCGACATGCTGCCGAAACTGGGCGAAACAGGTCGGTTATTGTGCGGGATGCCGTCAACGCATACCTGTCTGCCGCTCGCGGCTAACTCATAGGGAAACAGAATGAACAGATACAAATTCTTGAAACAGGTGCTTGAAGTCTTGTTCGGGATTGCGGTAATCGCAATATTCGCATGGTCGCAGATCGGTGTTCTGGATGCCGAATTTGCCTACCGCGATGCATTGCTGGAGAAGGCTACCCAATATGGAGAATGAGGACCTGCCTCTGCCGTGTCCTGTCTGCATGACAGAGGCTTGTCCCGTTGAGGAGACTCCTCAATGGGCAACAGACGGGTCGCAATGGTGGCGCGTCGTATGCTCGGACGAGGTCTGTGGCACAAGCGGACGGTGGCATCACCAACGTAGGATGGCAATCGAGGCGTGGAACCTGCTGTCTGGGCGTGGACGTTTGAAGCGCAACAGCGCAACGCTTGACTCAATCATCCATCTGATGCGCAGACGCGAAAAGGTCGGACTGGATCACTACAAATGCACCGTGGACAGGACTGACGTCCCGCCAGAATTCTGGGTGCGCATGGCGGTTGAAGAGTCGTTGGATTTGGCGATCTACCTGACACGACTCCTGCGGGACATTGACGGCATCATTGACAAAGCCGAAAAGCAAGCGTAAAATCTTCCCTGCACCACCGTCGCCGAAACTTCTCGGAAATGGCAATTGATACGGCGGTGGTGCGACCAACCGGACACCGGTAAACCTGTACGAGGTACACAATGCAAACGTTTCTTCCATTCGCCGATTTCACGGCTTCCGCACGAGTGCTTGATCGCCAGCGTCTTGGTAAGCAGCGAGTTGAAACACTGCAACTGCTGAAAGCGATCACCGACCCAGAAGCCAGAGGCTGGGTTAATCATCCCTGCGCCAAGCAGTGGCGTGGTCATGTAGACGCTCTGGTGGCCTACGGAGTGGCAGTTTGCGACGAGTGGGTTGCACGTGGCTACAACGACACCTGCAAGGCCAAGATTTTGGCGTATACGACCGGCAACTACACAATCCCGCAATGGCTTGGAGACGGCGACCTGCATGCAAGCCATAGGGGCGTGTTGTTGCACAAAAACCCGCTTCACTATGGCCAGTACGGTTGGAGCGACCGTGCTGTTGAATCCGTCATCTGGCCTGTGTAACAATTTTGACGTTCTTCTTGACAACCAAGAACATGGCGTGTATGATGTACTCATCGGAACCACCGATACAGGAACCATAGATGAAAGTTTTGCACACCGATACCAAGCCTCAGGTTGTCAACCTGCATTTCCCGGGTTCGGGCACATATTACGTTGAGTTGTGCGAAGGCGTTGAGGCTCGGATAACCATCACCGAAGCCAAGCATCTGTTTGAGAAGTCGTTGCATCGGGACAATCTGTTCCTGTACCGTGAGTACAACAACACGTTTGTATTTCGAGCAATCTAAGGAGAATCCAATGAGAAGCAGTACTGCATTGAAAAACGAAATCCGTAAATGGCTGGAAAAGAGAAGGGACGGCGAGGCAAAGATTGTGTCTATTGCCGAATGGAAAAGGCGTGGCGAGGAATGGGGAAGCAATTCTGCCTTCATTATGACGATCGAAGGGTCGCCGCTATACACCTTGTTGAACTATGGCGATGATGAATGGCAGGCCGCCAACGAACTGCGTGCCATTTGTCAACGACATGGATTCTGGTATCAACATGACTATCACTGGTCTCTCTCATTCCATGAGATTTGATTGGAGCCTACTGAACCTGATTGCAATCCATAGTCCCTTGGATCACGTGCCGCAGGTGGGAGATTCAGTTACCCACCTGCTATGGACTGATCGGCATAGTTACATCATCGTTCAAGTTCGGTCTCGCCGTTGCATCGTCGTTAGATCAAACAAGGTCATTGATGGGAAGACAGTATGCCTCGGGGTTGGGAATTGCGTCATAGTGACACGCAGGAAAAATGGACGTTGGGTTCGACGTGGTCAACCCATGAATGCAACGCCATATCTGGTTGGGGAACACGACAACTACATTCACGCAGGAGCAGCAACATGACAATCGGTTACGACTACACAAGGTTCGATATCGTTGAGGCGCATTACTGGTGGTACACCGATCATCACGACGGTCAGGCCAGCCGCGAGTACAGGCGTTTGTGCCAATGCATCAGGATGGGTTTTCGCCCCGGGCCTATGTCCAACGGCCCGGATTCAGAAGCGGCCAAACTAATCTATGGCAACCTTTGCCACAAACACGGATGTCCAAGCGATTGCGGAACGGATACGGTCGAAGCAGATAAAGACGCAACGTCATTGGATGATGAAACCTACAACGGATGGGCAAACTACGAAACATGGAACGTAACGTTGTGGGTAGGCAACACAGAAGCCCTGTACCGTGCTGTTCGCCGATCTGAATCGTGGACGGAGGCGCGAGAAAAACTTCGGTACTTTGGCTACAACAAAACGCAAGACGGCGTTTCGTTGGACGACCCCCGGCTTGATCACACCGAACTGGATCAGTGGCTGGAAGGCTTGTAATTTTTTCCTGTGCGCCCTTGACAACGCCGTTGCAACGCTTGTACAATCACCCCATCGGAAGAACCGATACAGGAGAACTTAGATGGACACCACTTTGCCCGCAACCGCAGTATTGCAGATTCTCTATGGGCACAGCATTGAATCCCTCGCACCAATCAAGGACTTGACGTGGAAATCGTGGGACGATATCAATGCTGTAGCCGAAATCATAAATGATGCGCTTGGCACCATCACCGCATACAAAAACGCCCTGAAGCCGATCATTCACGAAAATGGGTACGCATGTGGATTGTTTATTGCATTGGAGTGCCAGATAACCAGCAACCTGCGATGTGCCCTGTCAGTTGCACAGGATATCCGAGACAGTCCCAATCAAATTGATGCGTGCTCACGAAATGCGTGTGTCCGCGACCTCCTTCGCTCTGCCCTCGCTCAACTGGACGTGATCGGGGTCTTTGCAGGACATGCCTTGCGCGAACTCAATCTTGCTTGACAACGCAGTGTGCGAGTTGTACAATCACCCCATCGGAAGAACCGATACAGGAGAACTACGATGAACATCAACCTGAACAACGACACCATCACCGCGATCAAGAAGATCGCCAATCGCATCAACGATCTCCGCAATTGGACTGACAAGGATCTCAATGGCGATTATTGCGATTTCCGAATCTCAACATCAGTGCGGCTTGAGCAGGAGGTTGCGACACTCGCCAACACATTGGGGATTGGCGATCCGTTGCGCGATTTTGTTTTGGCTCGGGAAATCAAGCGTCTGAACAATGCGATTTTTGAATATCGCGGGATCGTCGCTTCTGTCGCCTTTTCTGACATTCCTGCGGACGAATGGTTGATTGCCAAGCGTCAAGCATTGGCGGCCAAAATCAACCGGATTTCTACCGAATTGGGCATTGCCTGAACGACAACACGAAGGCCCGGGCAATCGGGCTACTGACAAAGGAGAACTAGAATGAATGCACCTTTTACCCTGAAGACAGTCTTGGACAACGTTGCGGAATATCGCCTCCCCGACTTTCGTCACATCGAAGACCTGAGTTGGCGTGGATGGGCTGATCTTGACGCTGTTTGTACAGACCTGCGCAATGCGGTTGACCGCATCAAGGGCTACGCCAATGCCATATGGTCGGCAGGCTTGGAGGATGATGTCCTTATCGGGCTTGGCCTCGGACTTCAGACCGTGCAAGGAAACTTGGAATGCGCTTTGGCAACAGCCCGGGACGCCCGATCCACCGATGACCGTGAAAAGCGACGAATCTTCATCGGTAGTGGCAGCAACTTTGTCCGCGAGGCAATCGCCCAACTGGTGATCCTGCGGACATTCGCCTCCATCGCACAACGCAATCTGGATACTGTTGACAACCCGTAACACGAACGGTAAACTAGGCTCATCGGAAGAACCGATACAGGAGATTTGACATGACTATTAGCAACGCCACCATCGCCCGTTACGACCGCTTGGTCGCCCGGGCCATCAAGGCCGGTCGCAAGGCGGCAGCCAAGGCGGCTCGTGAGGCGGCTCGTGGCCAGAAGTCCATCGTGGTTGATCACTGGACCAAGAGGAAGTACGTCGTCTGCGGTTATCCCTATGGCATGGCGTCCATTCGGTTGGACTCTGGACGCACGGGCTTCGCCCAATACCTCAAGACCAAGAAGGCTCTGGGATATCAGAACTCTGTGACCTACTACGTTTTGGATTTCGAGTGCGAGACGTTCAACCCGCCCTCGCTCACGCAAAGCCTCGCCGTCAACGAAGCCCGTGCACAGGCGTGGGTTGACGTCCTGAACAAGGCCGGTATCAAGTCCTATGTCTGGACGTGGATTGACTAGGAAGCCATCGCTTCAAATCAAACAGAAGCCTCCTCGGTCTTTTGACTGGGGAGGCTTTGCAGATTATGTTATGGACAACAATATTAGGCTACATCATTAAAATTGCCTGTATAAGTTGGAATTACCATAGACCCTGCGAATACGTTCGGCTGAGTACAATCTCCCAGCAAGGTGTAATTGTAGTTTCGCAATACACGTCCCATAGGCGCAGACCGGTCATATGGGTTGTAAACAACAGGCTTTGGCATTGTGAACGTTACCGATCCAATACCAATACTAAGTACGGTGAACGAAAACGAAGACGGCGTAAGCAGGTCTCCGGGAATTGAGTCTAGAGCCTGAAGTGTCAACGACAAACCCGCATTTGGCATCCCTGCATTTTGTGCAATAGGAAACACCGTTCCATCAAGACCCATGTTTGGAGTGTGATTGTTAGACCAAGACAGATTGATGCCAAAAACCTTATCCGCAAAGTCTCCACTAACAGTAACCGATTGAAATCTCAGTGGGGCGATGCAGTCGGACGCTGTAAATCGTAGCGTGTTCAACGCAGTGATGAAGGCATTATCATTGGTCCACCGGAACTGCTTGTAGCAAGTGCCTACAAAAGTCACATCAAACATTAGGTCTTGGCCTTTTGCAGTACTGATGCGTACGGACTCTGCCTTAACCCCAAACATGCATGTGATTGTTTCCCCGTCGGAAAAAACAATTCCAGCATTGGCCATGGCTGTTGCCAAATTCAGACCTGAAACACTCCCGGGAGCCGGATCAGTTGCACCAACGGCAATGACAAGAGGCGTTTCCCATACCGGGGCTGTAGGTATTCCTGCCGATCTTGTCAAAAAACAAGCAAGGAATGATTCGAGAAAAGGACATCCATCACCGGAGGCGCGAGGCACGATGGACATCGTGATTGTGGGAGTCTGAACACCCTCGGCATACAGGTATGGATATCCAGTCCCAATCATCCCTGTGACGTCAATATTGCGGTTTGCTCGAAATTGAGGATTTCCCCGCACGGTAAATTTTCGCCCAGCGATGGTGACTCCACCAAGAAAGCCTTGAGTTTGAGGGGTTGCCGCCATGATAGTTCTCCCAGATTACGAAATATTGTACAGTTGATGCGTTGGCTTTGGAGTCAATCCGGCTCTTCGACCTGAATGCGATGGACATTCAGATAATGCTGGATTTCCTCCTTGATGCGAACCTCGTCATGGGGCAGGAGTTGCACCGGGCGAGGCGGCAAGCCGGGGTGGTTGACGTATTTGCGGAAGATGTAGTTGCCGGAGGCAGTCATAAACCGCAAAGCAAGGGCGTTGACCGGAGTGATCAGCCTCGGTGCAGTACCCATCTGATGCGCAGATGCATACGGCAGTTCAGAACCGATCTCCACGGTTCCGCTATCTGAATCAATCTGCTCGTAGTGGTACTTGTCCCGTTTGCGCACCCACGAGTCGCGCAACGCACCGCTACGGATCAGGATGGTGGTGGCAGGAGCATTCAAAGCACCCGCTTGACGGAACCGGGGGAATACCCTGCCGTTCGCCATTGTGGGAGGCGCACCGGCAGCCAATTTGTCTGCAATAGTGGATTCAGCCAATGGACGCCAACCCGGCCCACCTTCTCGAAACCTTGCGGCGGCGGCACGACGCATGATCCGAGCAATGCGATTCAGCAATGGCTCTACATTGCCAAGCCGATCCTCTAGTTGACCAAGATCGTCGTCGTCAATCTGAAAGTCAAATACCAACGTTACCGCCCTAACGGTATTAGGGAGTGGTTCTATATTGATGGATACGGGCATTAGTAACCCTCCGACACAAGGAGGTTGCCAGACCAACTAATATCGCCCACGGCAAACCACAGGTAGCCGTCCTGCACGGGAACAACCGTCATCTCGGCCTTGCCCCCAGAGGCGTGACAGAAATACGCTGTACAACCGTCGCACAAGTTGATAGTGCTGTATCCAACCTGATTCAGGATGCGCGATATCTCCTGAACGACCGCCGCCGCGCCTTTAGTTTCGTCCGTTTCGTCGTTGGCACGCGCCGTGACCACAGCAATCGTAAGGCCGAACCGATACTCGTAAGTGTTGCTAAGAGCGACGGGTTCGCTTTCGACTCTTGGTGCAGTAACCACAATAAACGGAGCGTTGACCTGCGAGTTTGAAAACCCGTACTCAATTGAGTTGATCTCTGCGTCCGGGTGAAACAGTTGCAGCACTGCATCAATTCTAGATTTGTTCGCAACAAGAATGTTGCGCACAGACTCTCCAATGGAGACAAGCCACGGGCTGCACGTGAGCAACGCAGACACGCCAAATGGACCCGTCTCGCCATCGCTGTCAGACAACCAAACATACCAATACCCACCACCGGAAACAGTCGCCGTCAGCGTGGGGAACGTACCCGTTACCGTAGGCGTGGCATAAGAGCCGACGGTTTTTGACGGATAGCGCGACACCGTTGTGGTGACAGCCCCATTCGGGGTGCCGGACAACTGCATGGCAATGCGGAACGTACCGCCAGAACTGGCGTCTGTGGCTGCGTCAAGATGCACCATTACAGCCACCCCCTATGGTTTTCGGGAATGACGTGCATACCCTGCGCCATATGTGGCAAACGCCCAATCGGCACACTAGGAGCGTCGTAGTCGTAGCCCGGGATACGCACCCACGACGACTTGATGGCGTAGGTAGGCGTTGCCCGGTAACGCACGCTCAAAGCCGGTGCATCGGCAATGCCTGTCATATCAAGCCATACCAGTTCCTGATTGGCAATGTTGGCCCGAAGCCCACCGGGAATGACAGTGCCCGAAGCGGTCATCATTTCCATGAAGTTGGATGCACCGGGGTGCATGAGAGCATCCCGCCCAATTTCATACCTTGCATTCGTAACTGGCGTGGTTGAAGCAACGATAGTACCAATGATGGGCACAGTCGCTCCCGTAGGCGTCCCAAGAGTTACCTGACGGCCAGCGGCCATCAACACGTCCCCATACCGCGCACCATGGCTTGTGGTGCTGAACGTGGCGGTAGACCCGGCAATGGTTACAGTGCCTGTACCCGCAATGCGCTTTCGACCCCGAGGCAGCACTTCGCTTACCACACGATTGGGAGCATCGGACCCGTCACCTACAAGACCCCATGGCGTGACCCAATCGTCTTGTGCAATGTCAACTTCATCAGGCAGGTAGACCATTGCCATCCCGCCTTCTTCCACCATGCCCAACATCTCCCGATAAGTCCGGTTGAAGCCACTAGCGTCAAACACAATCATCGGGCGCAGTTCGGTGCTCGGAAACTCCTGCTCAACGCGGATGAACTTCTTCGCATCCGTAGGCAGAGTCACGGTAGTAACATTGGTTGGAATCTGCGGATAGGCCTTGTACCAGCGACAGAATTGCCGCCCGGGATGGACCTGAATCAAATCCAGCAGGTCGCCAAAATCTAGACGAAGTGGCAGACCGTTTCCGAATTTAAAACCAGATCCATACTGATTCATCAGATGAATCCTACGTTGACGTTGCGTCCAGCCTGTGCTCGCAACTGATCAATGATCTCTTTCTCTTCCATCTCCAGCCTGTTGATCCGATCCTCAAAACGGGTCAACTGTGTAGAGATGGACACCCCCAAGCCACCAACGTTCTTGGTAGCGCGGCCAGCATCGAACGCTTGTGCCCAGTCTGACAGAATCATAATTGCAGCGCGGCATGTCACTGCCCGAGCAACGTCTTTCCACTCACGCATGTCAGTCCAGCCATCTGGCAGACCGGCATCGTAGTCAATAGCAAAACTGTGCGGGATATCGTCTCGCACGCCAAACGCAAGGTTCAGGATGTTGAATCCGAAGGCGGCTGCGGCAGTCAAAGAACCCGCAGTAGGCTGAATCCAGACATCGCCGCTTGTGGGGCTATGCTCAAGCCATTGGCTGGGAATCTCAAAAATCTGGCTAGTCTTGTTGAGCATCACCCGGACTCGCAGAATTTGGCGAATAGGCGGCTCGGGAACATGAAATCGTAGATAGGCCTGTGCATTGGGTCGAACGTAGGGAAGCATTTCCAGTTCAACCACGGGGTATGCGGAGGAAGCCTGAGGGTAGGCACCATCGGGTGCCATAACAACACGCACGGGTTCGATGCGGAACTGTGCGTGTCGCTCAAAATGACGGATTGCGGCAGGGATCACTTCGGCATCAATGTAGGCGTCGGTATACCCGTCCTCGGCGGCACGACGACGCCAGTCGCCAAGACCGATAAGGCGAGGGATTACTTGTTCTACACTGATTTGTGCCATGAGATTAACCTAAAAAGGCGGTCGGCCAACGGTCACCCGCCGACCGACCGCCCGTCAGTCTAACGACTACGTGGGGTTGTAGCCCGGTCGCATAGCGCGAACGTTGTAGAACTGAACATGGAAACCACCGAAGAAGACGATGGGGGTTGCGAAGGCAAGCATCGCAAACACATCGGCCAACGGCAGGTTCGGCAACGGCCGCTTCATCATCGCCAAGAGTTCGGCGAGGACAATGGACGCACGTCCGTCACGCTGCTCGGTCAACAGGAAGTTGTCCACAGTCCCGGGAATTTTGAAACCGTTGTCATAGGCAAGGGCGATATCATCCGTGCCAATTCCCACGTTCGTGAGGAACTTCCACGCTGATGCGCCTTCAGAATAAAGTTTCCGATAAATGCGGAAATATGCCGTCTTCTGGTGAGTGGCAGCAGCATAGCCCGAAATTGCGCTGGTATTGAGCCTTAGCGCATTGACATCGCCAAGGGTCGTGTTCCAGTAGTTGTTTGCAACAGTGCCATCAGCAGAACCACCAGACAGACCGACTGCGCTACGAGCAAACACCCACGGCAGGGACTCCTTGCCTTGATAGACAATCGAAGCAGCGTACTGATATTGTCCAGTGGCAAGATTGTTCTGAGCGTTATTGCCATCCACGGAAACCGGTACAGCCGGGATGGTGGTAAGCGCGGCAGCCGTGTTGCGCGTCACGTTCTGCCAATACGACCCACTGCCAGCCGCAACCGTGTTGTTCACGACCGGCGGCCCAGCAGCACGACTAGCCCACGGCGTTCCGGTGAACGAAAGCGCACCCGTGTCAGCCGTAGTCCGAGGGCCACCAGACGCAGCGGCACCGAGCACGTTGATCGGGCGATTGGCGCGGAGCATCTTGTCGTACATGCGGGTGATTTCACCACCAGCAGTGCGAACCTTGTCCACGCTGATGCCGCCAATGCCAGAGTAGCCATAGGGCGACCGAAGGTTGGAGAGCAACTCGGCTTCAGTGTCGTTGTACGAATCAGGTGATTGCAAAAGCAGAGAAGGATTGCCGAATCGCTTCAGGATAGACGTTGCCGCCGTCATAATCGCTTCAATATCCACAACGCCACCACGCATGTCAATCAGAATGCCCGGGTCGTTGGCGTCATCAACGTAATCTCGCAACTGCTTTTCAATTCCGTCAAACGACAGCGTGTTGAAACCGGAGTCACCGTACATGGCCGCAAGGTTCATGTTGCGAACGATTTCAAGGCTGGCGGCTTGTTCGGCAATGCGCATCGGATTGGCGATGTTGTTGACCGACTGGGTCACAAGGCCGACACGGCGAGCCGCCGCCATGAACTTGACGGTGCGGGTGTGACGGGAGAAGGCATCCTCACCATAAGAGGTGCCAAACACGCCATCAGTACCGGACTCCGGCACAAATCCGTCACCACCGTTGACGAGGTCAAAGCGCGAGAATTCGACCACGGTCGAACCCACGTTTTCAACGCGCAACTTCTTCAGGAAAGCAGCGTCGTCCTGCGAGTAAATCGTGCTGACAAGGTTCCCAAATAGGAACTGCTTGCGAAGCGAGGAGGCATCGCCATCGTTGGTCGTAGTGACGATGTCTTGGTTGGTGATGTAGGCTTTGGCCAGTTCATCATTGATAGTCTGAAGTTGGCGGACTTCTTCCAAAGGAAGAATGCCCATGTTTCCACTAAGCATGTCTATTTACCTCAAAGGGTTTCAGCGGCTTCGATCTGTTCAATCAAAGCCTTGAGCGTAACATCAGGAACGTTTCCGCCCTGACGAAGCGCATAGTCTACGTCGTTGAATGCCGGGATTGCGGCCCGTTTGTCCCGCATGAGCGAAAGAGCCTTGGCGCACGCATTACGCGCACGGCCACGGTTGTCCTCGCCCGGTTGGGCGATAATGCCCTTCTGGACATCAGGAGTGGACTGGCCAATGGACGCCGCAGCGACGGTCGGCTTGACAGCCTCGGTCTCTTCGGCAGCGGCAAGACTTTTGGCGACCGCATCCTCCGTCAACTGACGCACCGAATTCGGCACGGCCTTGACAAGGGTTTCAAGTCGCTTGATCTTGGCGTGAAGCGGGGCGACAGCGTCGCGCACCGCATTGTTCACAATGCCCTTGAGGATTTCGGTGTCGGTGGCAAGGGCGTCATCAGGATCGAAGTCCATGGACTTGCGTCCGTAGTCTTCATCCTCGTCCTCTTCCCCTTCACCCGGCTCTTCCTCTTCCTCTTCCTCTTCCTCTTCCGAACCTTGGGCAGCGGTGGGGTCACCATCCGGTGCCATGGCCATCGGAGGCATCGGAGCCTCGGGTTCGCCGTCGGGCATTTCCTCTTCTTCGTCCTCCATCGGAGGCATCGGTCGCTTAGGCATAGGTCTTCTCCAGTTTTTTGTGGATCACGCGAGCGAGTCGTGTGTCCATGCCGCGACTGGCAAGCCAGTCACCCCAGCACGCAACGGCCTTTTCGGTTTCGTCGGCCTTGCGCACCGTAGACGTCGTCGGGCGGGGTTTTGACGACGTCGGCTTCGTCTGCCGCGCTGTGGGGCGCGACGGCTTCTTGGTCGCCTCCGAGGCTTTCTGGACCACCGGAGGACCAATCAGTGACTGCTGACGCAACGGGGCGATGTCTCCAGCACCCGGTGCGACAATCTCGGACCCAGTCATGTACGCCTTGATGATCGTACCGATCTGGGAATATCGGGGAAGCGGAATCTCCTCGGATGTCAGAACCGCATGGAACGCATCCCATGCGTCCTCGCCAACCCACGATTCCGGGGCAATGCTCTTGACTCCATCCTCGTCCAGAGCAGCCTTGATTACCGATTGCACGGGCAGGACACGAGTCTTGCCGAAACCCTTGGGAGACATGGACACAGTGACACGGTGGACCTCAACATTCTTGATGATGTTGCGATCTTTCGGGTCTCGCTCCAGCACACGGCCTTCGATGCTGTAGCCAGCGTAGCCATTTTCGCCAGCAGCCGTCTTGGTGTTCAAGTGCTCCCACAAGGACTTTGCCAGTTCCTTGTCCTTGTAGAGTTCGGCCCGAAGGTGGCAGACGCCCTTTTCAAGACGCCGATCAACACCGACTCCGATCAGAAAGCGAGGGTTCAGGCTTTTTCGATACTGGTGCTCGTAGTCCACATGCCGACCAAGCAGGTCAAACATGTCCATGCCCTTCCACACGCCGTGCGGTTCCATGGTCTCGCCATCGTAGTCTTTTTCGTCCGACCCTACAGGGCCGTCAATAACCCACGACCCGTTGTAATCATCGGGCATGGCCTTGATGGCAATGGTTGTTTCAAACGGCAACATTTGCGCCATAGCGTTATCCCCAAACGACAAAAAGCCACCCGACACTCCCTCAGGAACATCAGGGCGGCAATGACAACGCTTTTTTATCACATTTCGGACGGTAGCGGGGATGCCAAAAAAACTTGGAATTTTTGTGTGCTTGGTGTTGACAACACAGAACTGATGTTGTACTCTACCTGCGTAGGGCAGAATGCCCACATCAAGGAGAAACTAAGATGGATATCAAGATCGGCACCAAGTTTCATATTCAATTTTATTCGTCGTACGTTGACTACACGGTAGTGGAAGTCAAGACCAATCGTAAGGTTGTGGTCAAGCGCGATGATTGTGGTTTGGAATTCGCAATCTCCCTGCGGAAGGATGGAACGTGGTTCCGTGTTGGTGAAACACCCGGGGCTTTTGACAGGACGTTTTTGTTGTATTGATTCAAAGCCAAGAAAACTCGGGACATCTCATCAAGATTAAGGAGAAACGAACCATGACGACCACGACTGCGACCACGGGGCTGATGCTTGAAATCCCCAAGGAATGGGAACAGGAAATTGTGGAACACGAACGACACACTGGCAATGACGGAGTGTGGCGACCTTGCGAAGATGGCGACTGCGTGCATTGCGATCATGCGAAATCGCATGAAACTTTGACGCTTCAGTTGAAACGACAAGGCTATTTGCAGTAACCCCTCAAACGATGACACCAAGGCCCGGGCCTAAGATCCGGGCCACCTTATCAAGATCAAGGACACAGAATTATGAGCACTGACATCACCCCTGAGTTGGAACAATTGATCAAGGCTTTCGGAAAGGCTGACCGCAAAGAACAGCGACTGTTGCTACGGCGCGATCGTGGGTTTCCTGTTTCGGAGTACGCCCTTGAAGCCGCCTCTGACCATTCTAGCGAAATTCTTGATGAGATAGAAGCGAGTTTTCCGTATCTCACATATAGTCAAATCTTGGATTTGACCTATCAGTATCAACAGAATGTGTAACCATATGTATATCAAACGACCTGTTTGTATATATGAGGCGTAAACATATGTATATTCAACGACCTGTCTATTCACATCATATGTTGTCACAGGGGCCATACTTTGTGGGAGATGGCCCCGAGTCATGGCTTGGTGTTGTCTTGTTGGCCTCAGCCCGTGGATACCCTGTTGGATGGTGGGACGACGATCAATGGATCAAGGACGGCAAGTTGCCAATCCTTTGCAACCTATTGCGCAACCTGTCCTTTGACGATCTGAAGACCGAAGCGCAGAGCGCGGCAGGAATCCTGACATCCGACTGTTGCGGCCCCGACCATATATTCGGCTATGACTGCGAGTGGGATGCTTGGGGTGTATGGCCCACTACGCCACCTGCATGACAAAATCAGGTATCGCAACCAGCCATCGTCGCAAGCAAGATCGGCATTCTCCGCCGATCTTGCCTTGTTTTAGGACAATGCTTTGGCCGACTGTCTGAAGCCCGTCCCCACTTCGACGCAATACGACAGCATGACAATGCGGACAGCGTGCCACGATGCGTTCGTCATTGCGTACAAGAATTCTCATTCGTCAATGGGCGCAGATGCGATCTGCGACAGAGCCGCACGGATATATGTGTTCTTGTCAGTGTCTGGCATACGTCCCGCCTTCTCATCGGCTAGCACGCGTATGGATTTTGCGGTGTGGTCAATACCAGTCTGGCAACGATGGCACTTGGCCATGGCTTCGTCCATGACGTCAAACAGTTGTTTCAACATGGAATCCATGTTCATACGCCAGCCTCCGTCCGCACTCGCTCTTCCACACGGCCTGTATCGTCGGACAACTCAAACGGGCTGGTAATGATTTCGCGCAACGTGCCTTTGCCCTTCAGCCGTTGCAGGTTTCGACGATCCCAATGGCAATCGGAGACAAGGTTGAATACATCAACGTCTCGCTGCTGACCCATGCGAACTTGTCGGGCTATACGTTGCTCCAGCGTCTTTGCCGTCATAGGTACGTCAAAGTTGATCATCAGATTGCCACGTTGAAGGTTCATTCCAGCCTCTGCCGCATCGGTGCAGATGAGAATGTCATGTTCCTCGTTCTGAAATGCCTCGCGTTTCTTACGCTTGCCCACACCGCTGTCCGCACCCGTCAGAGTGTCAACACGATGCCCGTCCGATTCCAAAATCTTCTTGAGGGCTTCTACCGATGCACGATTACGAGCGAAGATCACCGTGCCACGCCCTTGCTCTTGCTGGAGTTTTTTCCTCACCCAGTTTGCCTTGCTGCTGGACGGACTCCAGAGCAATGCTCGGCTGATGGCATTGTCCCGCGACAGTGCCAAGGCCTTGGGATTGGTCGCCCCTAGAATCTTCTCTGCCTCCACATTAGGCGTTCCCATGGCTCTTCCGAGACGGGCCGCCTGATAAGCCTGTTGGATGGAGTCGTGCGTCTGGCGTTCTTCTTCAGTCAATGGCACGATCACGTCATCCCGGGTTTGCTTCACAGGCACCTCTGCTGGTTGCGTATAGATGTACGGGGACATCATGTTGCGCAGGGCAACCGCACAATCTTCGGTGTTACGCCCGTAAGAACGCACGAACTGGTCACGATTCTCGGGCGTAAACCGCTCGGGGTCAATCTTGCCAAGCAGGCTATGCAATTCGCTGACGTCGTTTTTCGCCGGGTCGGCAGTTGCGAACACGTAGTAGGGAAGTTTTCCGTCCTGTGTCCGCAAGCGAGCGGCAGAGTCCAGAAGCGTGGAGAGCAACGACTCCTCTTTGCCAGCACGCCCTAGCGTTTTGTGTCCTTCGTCATAGGCAACGTAGTCGAAGTCCCAGTTGTTACGGTGCATCGCCTTGTGGAGCACTTGGTCAACCTCGGCTGGAGGCATGTTGAGCAATGCATCACCAGCACGATCTGACGTTGTACCCATCTCATCCGCACACGCATCCAACAGCCGCTTACGCAGACCCTCGTGCGTCATCACCACAAAATCAGCCGCCCCGCCCATCGCCTCGGACGTCTTAGCGGCGTTACCGGTAGCCGCATGCATGGTCATGCCATATTGCGGATCTACGAACTTGTTCCACTCGGATTCAAACTGACCGACCACAGCAGATGGGACAGCGATCAATGCTCGTTGCGCTTGCCCATCGTTTCGCAATTGGGCAAACGACCCCATCATAACCAAGGTTTTGCCAGCACCTGCGCCAAGGCCAGCCGCCATCCTGCGGTTTCCAATGATCATCCCGATCATGCGCTCTTGGCCATCGGTAAGGCGAAGTGGTTTGCCTTGCATGACCATGACATCCGGGTCTTGCTTCATTTGATCTTGCACGCTGGCTACAGCGGCCATATCGCCACCGCTACGCTGGACAAACGACGCCCAAGCCTTCGACACAGGCTTGATGTTTGCCGGGTCGAAATAGTCTGCCCCTTGGGTCGCGGCCCAAAAGGTGCGCATAAACTTGATGATGCGCGGACGCATGAATCTGGCTTTGTTGTACTCGGTCTTGCGTGCATCCAATTGCGGAATGGAGATAGGATTGCCATTCGCATCGGCAACCACATCCAGACCCAAGATGTCAGCCATACGGCTGCCGAATCCGATCACCGCCTTGTTGTCATCCAAGTCCAACTTGGAAAGGGCGTCAAAACGCCCAGCCAAATCAGACTGCATCATCTCAACTTCATTGCCGTTGTTCACAGCATCCTGATAACGACGCCACACTGGTTCCTGATCTGGCTTCAGTACTCCAAACGGATCGCATTCCTGCGCCGCTTCAATGCCTTGGCTTTCGCACCAATAGGATCGAATCATGGCGTGCTCTTTATCGGACAACTCGCCATATTCCGTTGTCGCGGCTCCGTGCACGGGGCCTTTCGCATCAATCTCCCTGCGAAGGCCAAGTGGCAGTTTGCCACTCGTATTTGCGGATTGACGCACAACTTCAAGCCTCTTCGCCACATCGTCGGAGATTGAAAGGCCAGATGACGACGCCAGTTTACGGACGCCATCTGCGGTGATATCCAACGCCATAAGATTGGATTCGGGGGAGACCAGAGTATAGTCTCGCCCCAATTCCAACCCCGGCAACATGACGGCCGCCATGGTTGCAACTTGCTTGTATGACCCCGGCACGGTGACCGACAGCCCCCTGTCGGGATTAATCAATACTCCATCAATTGCCTTGATGGCAGACGCCGTAGCCTCCAGACGTCCCCGGGCTTTGCCGAGATGCTCACGCGCAGTTGAAAGCAGTTGGTTGCGTTCGGCAATCGCACCCCACGTAGCAATCATGGACTGCGCATTGTCCGCATCGAACGACAGCGGAGCACCAGCCCTGTTCATCAGGACACTGGCATCATCTACAGCCTTGTCGCATTGTGCGACTTGCCTATCCAGATGACTCTGCACAAGGCCGTCCCGGTATTTTGCGAGACCTTCCTGCCCCACGGTTTCCAAGGCCGCTAGTGCCACAAGATGCGATGCACCTTCCGACCCGAGGAAGTCCACCAAGGCAGGGTCAACTGTTGCGCCCGGAAGCAACTGTCCGGTGATTCCGGCTAGTTCTGCATACCGCCCGGATGAGATGTGCGAATATAACGAGTTCCCTGCTGCTTCCTCTTTGTTGCTTATGTCAACAAGTTTGGAAACTGCCCGGGTTCGCAATTCATCCATTAGCGACTGGACTGGAATATCCTCGCCTTCGTGATCTGGATGGAACGTCACTGGCGCAACGGAGCGCATGCCAGCAGGCGGCTTGGATCTGCTCGCCTCGCGGTAGGCATTTGCAGCCGCAAGAATGGCACCAGCATTCTCCACGTCCACCGGCTTGGCATTCATGCCACCGAGGGCGTGCGGCCCCGCTCCGTGGACAGCAGACGCCTCTAGCGCATCTTTTATTGCGGCCCTAGCAGAAGCCGCCCCGGCCTGCAATTTGGCAACGCTGGCCATGCGTTGCGCCGCAAGTGCCTCGTCATTGTCTGCGCGTAGCAGGAAACTTTGTTCACGGATATCACCGATTGATTCGGGGCTTGGCGCAATTCCTCGGGATACCGCAATGCGTTCAGGATTCACTGCATATCCCGGCGTCTTCCCAGACAATGCCTCTCGCACGATATCCGCAAATGCGACGCCTTCGACGGGCTGCTGGGCCTCAAGTGCTGTGACTACCCTCTGACGTACCTCTTGGGCTACTTGGCGAGCATGCTTGGCGACACCAAGCACATGCGCCTCCTTGATTCGCTCGGCCTGTTTGGGACTCTTGGCGGCCGCCATAACCTCGTCAGGGACTTCCAGAACAGAGTCTGCATTGATGCCTTGCGCCGTCAGTACGGTTCGCGCCAGATGCTCTGCGGCTTCTAGTTTTTTAGCCTTTCGTTGCTCCTTGTCAAAGGCCAATTCCTCTTGATGGCGGTTGTATTCCTCCGCGCCTTGGGCGGCAATGATGGCCTCCTTTTCGGCTTTCAGGCGAGCGCGCTCTTCTTTCCCACGGCTGGCAATCTCGGCCTTGTAATCATCTTCGGATCGCACCAGAGACATGCGAAACCCATTGAGTTTCCCACCAATTCCACCAACAATGGTGGCCGTACCGTCTGGGTTGTCCTTGATCAAAACAGGATGTCCTGCTTCGTCTTTGCCATTTGGATGGAGGGTAATCCAACGACCGTCCGAGATCGCTTTCTCCACTGTGCCTGCACTGGCAAACGCACGCGCAATTTGATCCTGTGGCCCGTGGATACGAGCGGCATATGCCAAACTGCCAATCTCATCATCCTTGCCGTGTCGGATGATGATTGGTACGAACTCTTCGCGGGCAACACGCGCAGGACGATTTTGTCGCCACCACTGCCTATGGGCATTTATTGCGGATGGATTGGGCATGACACTACCATTCTACAAGCCACGCAATTCCCGCAAGATGCCTTGGCGCAACAATGTATTGACATCAACACCCATCGAGGATGCTTTCTGACGTATCGTCACCCATTCCTCAGGGGTTGGTTGCTTTCCATCTTTTTTCTTGTCTGGCGAGTTAGATATGGCATTTTCAATCTTGTTGTTCATTTCAGGTCCGCTGACGCCCCATAACCCAACCCCCTGTTTCTGATGAAACGCCTTCATTTCGGGAGTAAATGTAAGCCGTGGGCGAACGATTACCGGCCTGTCTTTCGGCCATGATTTCACGGCCTCGTAGGCATCGGGGTTTTTTTCTTTCAGGAGTTCCAGCCGTGGATCTGGTTGGCTATCACGATCATACATTCGCGAATGATCGTGATACATCTGATGTAGTACCTGCCAGAAATCCACAGCAGTCATAACGTCCTCCGGCTTCATAGGTTGACCATTTACATTGGTAACTCCGTTTTCATTGGCCTGTTGCGCTAATTGCTCGGGAGTAAAAAGATGCGTCCTGTTTCGCCCCGGTGCACGGGACTCGGTTAGGCTGTCAACCAAAGAATGTACATTCATCCCAAAGACGTTGTTGGGGTCAACATTTGGCAATTTTTGACGTGCGGCAAGCAATTTCAGCGTATTGCGAAACCGATCAGTAGTACCTTGACGCCTATATGCAGCCTCGTCTGTCACCGACTGGCGTCCCTCGCCCAATGCCTTGTCGGCCTCATGGTAATTCAGCATATAGGGAACATATTCAACCGACGCACCGAATTGTTTTGCAAACTGCTCAAGATGCTTCCGTGCCTTGCTGTCGTAATGCACGTTCATGGCTTCGGATCTATGATCCGGCCTAACCCACATACCGTTCATCATGGACGGATCGCCAAACTCGATGCCATCCTTGCCGGTTTCCAGAGCATGGGCAATGGTGGCATTGAGCATGGCTTTGTGCCAATCATCAGTTCCGCCTATGGCTGTCTCTTGCGGAATGGATACAACCTGAGGCGACCCCCAGTGATCGGTTACGACCTCCTCCGATCCAGCAATGACATTGCCACTGGGATCTTTTTTGGGACGAGTCTTGAATCTTGTGTTTCCCCGCCCTGCTTGCAAAACATCAGATTGATGCTCAGACGTTACACTGTAGACTTTGCCATTCTCATCCTCTACATCGTAGCCGCGAGCATGCGCAACACCGCCGTTTTTGTGCGTTCCGGGAGGCATGTTGGCATAGGAGCCAAATGGAAAATGTGATTCTTCGGGACCTATGTGTGGCGCGCTCAACAGATGGACCCGGTATGAGTCTTCTACATATGGGCGATAGATATTGCCAGTTGCACCATTTACCAATTCCAGATGATCATGCTCCGACCATGGGCGCAAATCCTTGAATCGGTCGTTGTACCAATGACCCGAGCGATCTGTACGACCGGGGATCATGCGTGTTTCAAGATGTATTTTTTCAGGATGGGGATTTTCTCCGTCAAACCTGCCTTCGTCAATATGCGTCAGGAATTCTTGTGGATGAACAGGCTTTTCGGCTGAAAAACCATGATGGCCAAGAACGGTTTTGATTTCAGGAGTGGAAAACAGTTTGGACTCCGAAACCTTCTTCAACACATCGGATGGCGTTATCTTTTTACCCGGCTGTTCCTGCACAAAGTTATTAATGTATGAGTGAACAAAACGCATCAAATTTGATGACATATGCGATGGCGGTGCGAGGTGCATTGATGCTTCGCGATCCAGATCGCCATATCTTGGAGGAGATGCATGTTGTGGCGCACCAAAATAACGTCCACCATTGTCAGGATTGTCCCCAATGACAGATTTGACTATCGGCGCAACGCGTATTCCCTTGGCAATGACCGGATGCGAGGCATGCCTTTCGTTGTCTGGAACGGTAGACGCCAGCAAGACTTCCAGAGAACCGAGACCAGAAATCGGCCCTTCTTTCGGCTCATGCATCACAGGATTCGTGTGGGATTTTGTGATGATCAGCAGACGCTTTTTAGTACGTCGCATGGTTTTTTTTCCCCGCAGTCGGGTTGATGACCGCAAATCTCTGATCGCCAGCCAAGTCAGGCTGTTCAACTTGATGCTTACCTATAGTCAACCTGACAACCTTGATCCCTTCCGGCGTCAAGTTTTTTTGCAAATCTGCAACATTTGACTCTCTGTTGTTCTTATATAAAACTCCGATTGGAGTCGCAAGAGTCAAAATCTTGTTGTGCGGTATGTGCACAGGTTGCAACTGAAATGCTCCAGCGCGACCGTGTACATATGCCATGGCAAGTTCCAGCCGTTGTTCGTCAGTGAATGAGTCGGCCTTGTGGGCAATGCGATTCCGCTTGGACTTCGTCCACTCGTCCCATATCTGCTTTGCTACTGCATGGCCAACATTCTCGGATACCCCAATCTCTTTGGAATCCAACAATGCCCAACGCAACAGTTCTACGAACAATGAATGATCCACATTGCGAATCATGTCGCCCACTCGCTCTAGAGTCCGTTTGATAGACATAGCACAGTCATGGTCATTGACCCCGAGCCACCTTACATCGGCAGGTCGCTTGGCGTCGCCATAGACTGGCCTTCCATATTGAAGGGAGGGTTGATTGCCAACCCTCCCCGTCCGAACGAATACGGAATACATGATTACCCCTTGCGGGAGTTACCAGCCTCGGACAAGGCAATCGCAATTGCCTGATCTCGGTCTGTAACAGTCTCGCCAGAACTGGTTTTCAATGTCCCATCCTTGAATTCTTGCATCACCTTGGCGACTTTTGCATTCATGTCATCCTCGGATTCCGGTGCATCTTCCACGCCCTTCGCAAGGCCGTATCGTCCCTGACGAATTGCAGCCAGTCGTTCAACTGCTTCCTGTACACCGGGATGTCCCATGATGTCCGGTGCGATCTCGGGATCGAAATATCCCGTCTTCAGGCCGAAAATACGAGTGTTGCGTGCCCCATGGTCACGGAGAACCCTGTCGGCCGCATCGGCGGCCTGTTGAATGGACGCCATATGATGATATGGGATTACTCCACCACGATAACCTTGATCGCCACCCGTGGCTTCCGACAGTGTTGGATTGCTGGGGTGGCTTGAAGATGGATACAAAATTGACCGGGCATGACTGTCACCGGGATACACGTCCGGCGCAAAACCACCACCGCCCTGCACCATTTTTTGCGTCAATTCCAGAGCCTCTCGCTCGCTAAACGGCCTGTCAAAATCACCACGAATACCAATTGCATTCGGATTGCCTGCGGCATGCGTGGCTTTTTCAGTTCCAACAGCAGTCTGGCCAAAGATATGCCGCAGACGTTGAATGATATGGTCTTCGGGATTGCCTTGTCTGTCCGAAGGAACGTCAACCGCAAGGTACGGGTCAACATGCGGCCTGCCTTCCTCCTCCCAACCGCCAAATTTCGGGCGGAATCGAATGCGGTGAGGGCCAATGCCAGCACGGTGCAACAATGCGCTGCTCTGCGTGCGAGGATCAACCTCCAACGCCGCTAGAAGATGGTTTGCCATTGCAACTTTGTCTGGGTCTTCCAGTGCGGCAGACAACCCGCCGGGGGTTGTGCCGGTCTTAACACGAGCCGTAGACGGCTGACTACCCACGCGGCCTACCGGGTCAATATTAGACTCTGGGATAGACGGAGCAAAGGATGGCACCGAAATGGCTTTTTCGGCGAATAGAGAGCCGAGAGGAATGTGAATCCTCGTGGAATCCCGCAGCCAAGGGTTGTTCATCAATGTGGAATCCTGCACGGAATAAAGCGGATCGTCTGGATTCCACAGCGGGATTTTTGTAAGCCGAGACAGTTCCCCGAGATGCATCGGAGAAATTTGCGTTGGAATGTTTTCCATCATGTCACCTGAGTTCCGTTTGTCAGAGTCTATCATCGGGAGCGGGATGCGTATGACGATTGTACAGGGCTGTTCCAGTGTATGATCACCGGCCTGCGGCGCATCCTTGAAGTGTTTTGTCGAACTGCCTTCGTTACATTGCGCAGATGCTCGTTGGCGCGATTGAACTTTTCCAAGCCGCGGAATGGCGCGTAGCCGTGCGTCATAACATGATCAATCAATTCTTGAGGGAATTGCCAGTGCCACACAGGCATGGTTCTCCAGCCAACATCCTTCCAACTGATAGGTTCGACTAATGGGTTATTGCGCTTCATCAGATCCGGGTAGGGAGTTGGATTAAGGTTTGCCAAATCTGAAACTTTGACTTTGGTTGAGGCAAAAGGCACCAACGGCCCCACGACAAGATCGCCCTTGTCCTGACTTACGAACGGTTCAGCCATATGCAATTGAAGAGTCACATGATCTTCAGGTGACAACGGCACATTGTCAGAAGATGGATTCTGAAATGCTTCATTGTTATGTCTGGCAATCGCCTTATGTACAGCGATTTGAAGTCTTTCAAATTTGTCGTTCCAACTCTCAATCTGCCCCACGCTCATATTTTCGCCCGGACCGTATACATGCCCTTCAAACGGCCCCAATGGATCTGCAAGGCGTCCACTTGGATTTATCGGCAAACTAAATTGGTCGTCATGCCACGATATTATATTGCCCCATTGGTCTGTGCTCAATGATATGGGTTTTGCTATTTGACCTGTTTTCGTGGGCAACTCAATAGCAAGGTTGAAACTAATCGGTTTGTTGAGGACGTTTTTTTGCCAATCAGACCAGACGCGATCATCCAACTCTCCAGAAGCATCATCGGGCCTTGACTTTTTCAACTGAGACGAAACCCATTCTTGGTCATTCGCTTTCTGATGGATTTCCTTTGATGCATCCCCAAGCCAACTTAAGATTGGACGTTCGCGCATAGCGTTGTAGTAACCGTTCAAATCACCCGTAAGCGCAGGGCGACCACTTAGGTTCTCCAATGAATCCTTTGTCAGTTCCCCTCCCCATGCCTGATGCATTGCTTGCATAGCCTCGGCAAGACGCTCGGCTCTACGGCTGACATGTTGCTCGGGACGATCCTCAACGTATCCATTCATCCATTTAGGATGCGGCAATGTGACACCTTTATAACCATGCTCAATTGCCGTGGACACTAGCCAAGGCATAAATTCTGCATAGTCCCAGCCTCCATTTGACTCTGCCATTGGAGGCACTACTACCGGCATGCCGCTAAGGGTGCGTTGAAGGCCCCCCAAATTCATAAAATGACTTCCGGGTTGCCATAGTACGTCATGCAATGGCAACAAGTCGGCTTCGGTGGCTTTTGCATCCCGAACCCCAGACGTAGCCTCTTTGATACGGCTTGCGGTTTTTTTCCATTTTTGCGCAACGTCGTTTTGCGCCTCTTGAAGGACTAACGTGCGACCCTTTTCAGGCCATGTTTCATCTGTAAAACGAGCGTGTTGCAACGACATTCCCACTGTGGGATGTGGAAAATGGGCTAAATTTGCCGCAGACAGAATGCCTTCTGCTTTTAAATTGCTTGCGTATTTGTTTGATCCAAGTGTCTTGGACCATTCTTTGTATTCAGGACGCAACGAAGTGTCCATGGTTTTAAAATGCATGCCGGGAAGTTGGATGTCGTCGCCAGTATATTCAGACGTAGCATAACTGATTCCCCTGTCATATACGGATTTCTCCCAGTCCTTGGCCGTCATGCCTTCGGCGGGATGCAAGTTGGCTTGTCCTTTGTGAACGCCAAAAATGGCGGCTTCGTCTGGGTGAACGCCCCGGCTGGTCAAAAGATTGAAATATTTGTGAGGCGTTATGAGTTCGTGAGTGGTGCCCTTTATATCGGCTAGACTACTAAGTCTCCCTGCCGCACGTAGTAGATCGGATCGGTGTGTGGATAATAGACTCGATCCAGCGGCGACTCCTCTAGACGGGTAGGACGTTCTGCCGGGATAATTCAAGGGGTTGCCACGTGGCACAATCTGCGATGGGTCAAAGGGTTTGCCCCCTTTGCCAAATTTTATTGCGTTTCCCGCCTGTTCATTGGCATTCTCTACTGCCTTGACAACTGGGCGATACGGTTCGGGCGCATCATCTCCCCAATATTCAACTGTGCTACCCGGGTGTACATAAACTCGTGTGCCATGGATCGTGACTGTGCCGCGCACAGATTTGACCGGTACATGCCTGTCATTGACAACAGTAGTGAATAGGTGCGAACGCATTGGGTTGAAGGAAACGATTTCGCCTTCCACGCGATGCATGTCTGGAGGCGTAGGCACATATTCACCAACAACTGCCGCCATTGGATATTTAGATTTTATGCGATTCGCTATTTCATACACGCCTTTCTGATGCACTTGAAACTCTGGATTACGAACAGTTACTGCATGGGAATACGCAACAACTGGCTCGGACCATGGATTGGCCGTCTTGGCTTGATGCACAGATTGGACTGGAACACCGAAATTGTTTAGGAAGTTGATGTTGAGCCGAACCCCAATGGGGTCGCCCTTGGAGAGATCAATCAACTTGCCAAATTTTTGCTTGAATGCCTTGTTGTCAGCAAGCCGTGATCGTCCTGTCTTAGACGAGACATCTTTCCACTTTGCGGGTTCGTACGCAGCGTAGCGAATACCTGTGTCAGGGTCAATGCGAGAGCCAATAGGGTCCACGCCCTCATTGACACTTTTGGAAATCATCTGAACGAGCGCGTCCTCATAGTCAAAGAACTTGCAACACGCGCTTGCGTTGACCCTGATTGCATCCTGACTCATTTTCGTCTACCACTACTTCCCGCCATGATCACAACCGACTGTTTGCCAACGGATTTTACGACGTTCCGCAAGTGGTCAAATGCCCTGCCAAATCGCGCTCCAGACCATGGGGCGTAGCCATGTTTGGTTACATGATCTATCAGTTCCGGTGGGAACTTCCAATACATAACTGGAGACTCACGGTAAGGATGCTCTTTGTTCTGAAGTCTCAGCATCAAAGAATAGGCATCCTGACGTGCATTCGTACTAGGTCTGGCATTCCATATGTCGCCAACTTTCCGCTTTACCTGCACTGAATATGGGGCGCGGTTGATTTCTAGAAGTGTTCTTGACTTTATTGGAGAAATCCATGTTGACTCTAACTGGTGCGGCCAACCAAACTCAAAAACCATGTCATCATCATCTTCAATCTGATTGTCGGGATTCCAGTCGTTGTGATCCTCAATTTCCGCAGACAAGTTGTTCAGTACGCCGTAATGTGCATCCATAGATGCATGAGCCAAATCAGTGGCACGCTCGGGCAAGGACATGCGATGCGCATGTTCTGTTTCCTCTTTGGTTTGACTCCGATTAGCGATGCGATCTCTAATGTCGTTTTCCGCCAAACCGTATGGACGTACTCCCCAGATTCGGCTTAGTTCAATGTTCTTATTTGGTATCAGAACACGAACATAGCCTGAGTTGTGATGGCCGATCTCGTCTCCAATCTCGTTTTGCAATTCGCGATGCACTTGATCAACTTCGTCGTCTGTCAAATCCAACTGGTGTTGTTCAAGATCGCCATCAACCCGTTTATGAACGGTGACATTTCCCCTAAGGTTGTCCTTGTCATTGAACTTTTCGTGAAGTTTACGTCCACCTTCTTCAAGCACTCCAACAATCGGGTTTTTGTCCAGTTCTTTGAATGCCTCTTCTACTTCAGCACGACGTCTAGACTCAGGATAGCGGTTCCCGCTCAACTCCTTGAGCGACGACGTCTGCAATATGCCGCCCCATTGCTTGTGCAACTCCCTCAGCGATTCAGGCAAGGTAGTGCCGTAACGACGCTTGAGATGAGGCTTGATTGCAGATTTGTCAACGATCTGGCCGTTTTCCCATGATTCATGGGGCAATGTCATCCCGGTCGCTCCAGAGTCAATGGCAGACGCAACAAGCCATGGCAACACTTCATGTGTGTCCCATGTGTCCGCCATTGGAGGCATCAACAACGGAACTACTGACAACTGGCCATGTCTACCCCGCATCAGCCTATTGCCTAGTTTTGCTCGCTCTGTAGCCTCCTCTGGTGTCTGATGAGCGACGTCATGCAATGGGGCAAAGTCATCATGGTTAACCGTTGGAGGATTGTTTTTGTCGTAAACAACACCATCAACCTCTGCCTTTGTTTTCTGGGCGTTGCGTATGTATTTCTGCGCAACGTCATTCTGAATTTCCTGAACGACCCATGTTTTTCCATGATCCGGCCAATGCTCTTCTTCAAGACGAGCGTGGTGCAATGGCAATCCCTGACCATATGAACGGTAATGCGCACCAGACGTAGAAAACTGATGCAAATCGGTGGGCCACGTATAATGTTCTATAGGCATCATGTGAAAAACGATTTCTCGGTAACGCGTATCTGGCGACGAATCGTGAAACGCAATGTTGGGCATTTGATGCGTGTCAATGTTGAAATACGAAACTGGGCTTTTTCGTGCTTGCTGCGCCCAGCCAATCGCCGTCCTGCCTTCGGCGGGGTGAATATTTGATTGCCCCTTGTGAACTCCGTGCAGAGCCATTTCTTCAGGATGGACGCCTCTGCTAGCCAATAGATCGTGGTACTTGTCTGCGGTAATAAGACTGTTGGCAGTCCCCTGCTTTATAGAACGGTTCGCAATGCGATCCACGGCACGCAATAGGTCACTCCTGTGTATCGTTTGAAGGCTGACATGATGAGAAGATGACTTCAAACGTTGTGAGTTGTCGGGATTAAACGGCCTGAAACCCATCCATTGAAAATCGTGGTGTGCAGACGGATCTATTGTTTTCCCCGGATAATCGGACGGTTCGCCGCGAGCAATGATTTTGGATGGATCAAATGGCTTTCCGCCCTTGCCAAATTGCGACGGTTGATTCGGTTCATTCTCTGGATTTGCTTTCACAATGACGACGGCCTTGGCGTTGTTATGCAACCCCTTGACCAGCCGTTGCAGGTTAGGAGAGGCATTCAAAAACTTTTTGATACCGCCAAATGGAGAATATCCATGCGTACGGAAAAAGTCGCTCATCTCATCAGGAATGCGGTATGTGACCAAAGGCATCGTTGCATGTGGTTGTTGAGGCAAACCATTCTTTTGAAGATCATCCCTCATATCTTGTAGTCTTTCCAACGCAGGAAGGCCTGACAATTGACCGGGGTTATTCATATCAGAAAGTCGTCTCTGCATGTCAGTAGGCGAAATTTTTTCTTTGTATACTGGACTTGCGATAGTAAATAATTCGCCATTTGCGTCTACGAACCGATTTGTATTGAAGAAATTGTCCAGCCATGGCGAAGAAGTATGCATTTCCCACGAATTGTTTTCGATGAGGTCTTGTAGTTGTTTGAGCAACTTGTCATATTGACCTGAGTCTTGAAAGACATTGGGATCTGTCATTTGTTGTTTAATTGGGCTGCTGTCACGAATATGCGCACTATATCTGTCTTGTACAGGTTGCGTCATTTGATCTGCCATTCTGTTGTGAAATGACAAAAGTTCTGGATAATAGTCATAAATATAATTTGCATCAACATCGCCATCAGGCACTACCACTGATTTTTCATTATGTGCAGATGTTGGATGCGGCAAAACCCTATAACTGTCTGCACCGTCGTTACGGATGTGATCCTTTATTGACCTGACCCCCCAATCAAAAATGGCAGGTATATATCCTGAAAACACTTGGCCTTTGTCAGGATCAATGAATTTGATTTGCAAATCATTTCGTTCGGTGTCGTCCCGAGAATTTAACCACTGAGTAATGTTATCAATGACACGATCCGTTAATACGGGTTTCCGCGAAGTGATTTCGCCATTTGAGTTGACTATATTGGCATTTTCAGTGACGAAATTAAACAATTCGTCGCGGCTGTCAGACAAATTTGACAACGTGGAGCCATGCATTTTTTTATGCAAGCCAATGTTGGCTGTTTTCAGGAGTTTATGAATTGGCCATTGAAAACGCACGTCTTCCAGTAAGTCATATAACTCTTTAGGCACATACTCAGTGTCAAGGTGATCGTCAATTGATTCTTGACTAACGTTTCCTCCCCAAGCCTTTTGAATTTGATTGACAATTGACGGCAGTGTTTGTCCATTACGCCGAGCAACATGATCGTCAGTGTTGCCGATCTGACCATTCTGCCAATCTTGATGCGGGAACATGACCGCACTGGCGTTGTGACGCACTACCGCATTGTGAAGTATCCACGGGACAGCCTCTTCCTCCCATTGGTCACCAAACGGCGGCACAGTCGCTTGCGAATTATAGTTAGCAGGATCTTTCACATCGCCATTTGCGATTCGCTCTTTTCCTATTGTCATCCTCTCGTATCCATTGCGATGAAATACATCTTCGGGAGGCGCAAAGTCCGTTTCGACGGCACGGCGACCGGACGACTTGCTAGCGGATTTTCTCCAATTTTGATTTGGGTCTGATTGAACTTCTTGGATGACAACTATGTTCTTGCCCGGGTTCTTACTGTCCGGGATAACCTCGTAGCGGGCATGGGTCAGCATCAGGCTATCGTTCGTGCCACCGTAATGATGTCTGGAATGCGGAAATAGAGACTGATTTATTTCTTTGCCGGGATGCGTAGTCCCAAACTGAAGGACATCTTCGTAGTAGGGAATTGTTTTTTGATGCACTTTTGTCGTGAAACTATATTGGAATAGGCGCGGCTTACGAGCCGCGCCGTGCTGTGCGCTGTCGTTTGGAATCGCTTCGCCATATTTGTTGTTGCTTGAATGGACTTTTGTGATGTATTGAAGACCGTTGTTTTTTACAATGTCGTTCCAACCGCTTGGGGTATGAAGCGAATCTGTCGGATGCTGATCCTTGTGTACTCCATGGAGGGCTATCTCATATGGGTCAACACCGCGACTTAGCAACAGATTATGGTATTGAGACGGATTGAGTGGAGAGTGCTCCGTACCGGACAGTTTGGCACGGTCAACAATACGTTGAGACGCGCGTAGCAAGTCCGACCTTGGATCACCACTCAAACTGAACGGAGAAGTGTGCCCTCCGTAGTCGTTGGGATTACCTTTTGGAACAATTTGTGATGGATCAAATGGCTTCCCTCCCTTCCCGAATTTAACGGGTGTTACATTTTCATCCGCAGGAGTTGCCTTGATGGCAATAATTATGGGACGCGGCTTTGCAGACTTGACTACGTTACGCAGGTGATCGCCGGCGCGGAGGAACCGTTTCAAGCCTCGGAACGGCGAGTACTTGTGTTGTTGGAAGTAGTCAACCATCTCCTGCGGAAAACGATAGTGATAAACGGGCAGTCCAGTATGATCTTGAGAGTATTTGTCATCGTAACGCGTCTTGTAATTGCCAAACACGCGGCGTGCATCAGATGCCAATTGCATTGGAATGTCCGCATCGCCCCTAGATTGTTGGCTCAAAAGATTTGCTAATTCATATGCCTGATATCTGCGCTTGTAGGTCAGAATGCTTGGGTCCAACCTGTAAGAATGCCCATTTTGATCTTTGAGGTCAAGAAGGCCAAGGCCACTTGCAATACGATGTGGTTTTACAGACACATCTATATGATCAACGTTTTCGTTGTTGCCCCCAAACGCCTTGGTGTTGGCGAGATGGTTCAATACCATGTTGTACATGGATTGTTGCACTGAGTTATGATCACGTGCATGATCGTTGAGATAATTCAAATCATAGGCATGTCCATCCAAACCCAAGTCTTTGTTGGGCAGCCATCTCGTATATGACCTAGAAAATTCGTTTTCATTGAACCTATGACGAGTCGCACGACCTTCAAGACCGAGTGAGTGCGGAGAGGTTAGCCTGTAAGGCCCATGATTTATCCTGTCGCCTGATTTCGGATCGGTCATTCTTATTTCAAGGTTGTCGGTCTGCGGTGACTCTGCCCTTGAACGCATCATAAGTAGATGCAACAACCGTTGCATATCAAAGGCACTTGGCGTTATGGCGTGAGGGTTATCTGTAGTCCCTTGAGGATGCATTTCGTCTGGATCGAGATCTTTTCGACGCCCTAGCAATCGCAAGAGTCTGTATACTTGCTCCGCCGAACCATCCCCAATAATGCTATCCGCATGCGCAGACGCCTCGTCGGCTATGTTGTATGTAACAAGATTGGATACATCGGGCAGTCGTTGGAGCAGATTGCGATATTCCGGCACTGACTTCTTCTTACTACTTACAAAGTCAGAAACCGTGCGTTCCTTAAGATCGCCACCCCATGCGGCATGAATAGCCTTGATTATGTCGGGAATAGTCTTGCCATACCGACGCGCAATGTGTTCATCAGGACCTTGCTCAACTTCTCCGTTGTGAATCATTCCAGCATCTGGATCGTGAGGAGGCAGAATAATTCCACTGGCACCATGATTTACAATGGCGTCATGCAACATCCAAGGGACAGCCTCTTCCTCCCAATTGTCGCCAAACGGCGGCACAACATGATTAGGGCTGTAGGTTTCGGGATGGGCTATTTCGCCATTATTCTCTTTATGTCCGGCTCGCCTTTGCGCATCCTCATCACTCCTCCACAACACATCGGTTAGAGGGGCATAATCTTTTTCATTCCATGATTGGCGACCATAAGCCTGAGGATCGCCTTCCTTGCGCCAACCTTGATTGGCATCGGACTGCACCTCTTGCGTAAAGATGGTTTTCCCGTTTGGTTTTTCGGGATCGGGCAATGTTTCAAACCTATGCCAGAAAAGGAGCATGCCATTTCCAGACATATGATGATAAGACTTTGGGAAAACGTTATTGGAAAATGTGTGGTGTGGTGCCGAAATTGAAAACAGGCTTTCTCCATACGGAACTTGATCGCCGTTATGCATAGTGTTCACGCTTAGGTGACCAAGACTAACCGGGCCATCTTGTGGGAATTGACGAGTGGCATACCCAACACCCCGGTTGAGAACCTCGTTATGCCAGCCTATGGCGGTTCGACCTTTGGACGGGTGGAAATCCGATTGTTCCTTGTGAACACCAAACAACGCCATCTCGTCTGGATGAACGCCACGGCTTGCCAATAGGTTATGGTATTTTTCAGGCGTAATAAGTTCCATCGCCTTGCCTTCTGATCGTGCCCTGTCTTCAAGGCGTGCGCTTGCTCGGATCAGATCAGAAGTGGGTTGGCGTGAATGCCATTTATCTTGTGAAGCATTATCTGGCAAGTGTTGGGGGAAGTAACCTTGATGCCCGGGGGTAACTCCTGCATAATCCGCAGGATTTCCACGCGGCAAAACCTTTGATGGGTCGAACTGTTTGCCACCTTTGCCGAACTGAACATTTCCGATTGGCTCGGGGGTTTCCGCTTTTACAATGTCTGATGATTGACTAATCCGAGCAGCCCACGTTCGACCAGCATTCCCGCCCCACAAATCCCACGCCACTCGCCCCGGCGACGGGAACCCTTCTTCACCGGTTTTGAATCCCGTAGCCTTGCGATCAACAGCATGGCGACTGAAGAATGAATGCATCCGTTTCACGGTGGAGAGACTCAATGGGCGACCTGAAGCAATTTGATTAGCACGAGTCAATCCAATACGCGTACCACCGGGATGCCCTTGATCTTTCCATGCCAAAGCCCGCTTCGCTGCCGCAATCATTGACGAAGTAGGCTTGAATGTCTTGTCGTTACCCATTTTCAATCCTTCGCAACGGACGCCAAAAGTCCACGCAAAATTCTACGCTGAAACGCATCGTTATGGATCAGATCCGACAACTCAGCGTTAATTTTGTCAGGATCGGTTTCATCCAACGGTTTGGAATGGATTCGGACTGCTTTGTCCAAAGTGTCGTTTTCCGCAAGAGACTCTGG